CTTTTTGTTGGCAAAGTACTCTTTGAACTCCTGAGAAGTACTCGTACCCAGACCCTTAAAATACTTGATGGTATATCCTCTCGTACTTCCGTCAGGTAGACTGTTTTTCCAGTCATTGTATTCTCCTTCATTGTAGAAGTTGAGCACCTGTCCACCCTTTTTGGCTCTGAGGATGGGCGTGTTCATGAACGATAGGAACCCGGGAAGGGTCACCAGACTCGGCCATTCGCTGTGGAACATGTTGACACAGAGTCCCTTGATGTGCGATCCGTCGCTGTCCTGATCGCAAAGAATCATGATTTTACCATATCGCAGGTACTGATGCACCTCATCGACGGAGGTGTATTCTCTTCCCGATTCGAGCCCCATGATTTTTTTGATGTCATTGATCTCCTTATTCTCGCTGATGCGCTTCAGTTGCTCGCCGCGCACATTGAGTAGTTTTCCCTTGAGGGGATAGATTCCAATATTGTTACGATCCTCGCTTGATAGACCCGATACAATACCGGACATGGCACTGAGTCCCTCACAGAGAATGAGTACGCAGTCCTTTGAATTTGGGCCACCGCTGAAGTTTGCGTCGATAAAGTTTGCGATGCCCCTCACGGTGCGCGTTTTTGCGCCGTCGGTCTTCTTTGCGAGGCGCTGCTCCTTTGCATCGCTGATGGTGCACGCCACGTCCATTACGCCGAGCTTCGCAATCTTCTCGATAAATCCGTCGGAAACGGCGCAACTGGATCCAAATTTGGCCGGCGGGGTATTCATGTAGTCCTTTGTCTGGCTGTCAAATGCAGGGTTGTCGATGTCGCAGCGAAGGAACAGGATGAGTTGTTCCTTGACGGACGCCTGGCTCACCCGAACCTTTTTCTTCTTCTCAATGTAGTCCACGAGCTTTCGGCACACCTGCCCCATGACATAGTCGACGTGCTTGCCGCCCTTGGTGGTGGCGATTCCGTTTACGAAGGATACCTGCATAAACTCCTGGGTGGGAGACATGGCGATAGCGTACTCCCATCGTTCCTCGGGCGCTTCGTAGATGCGCTTGTTTTCACCCTTAGTTCCGATGTACAGATCGATGTACTGTTGGAAGCTCTTGGTGGGTATTTGGGCACCGTTGAACAGCACCTTTATTTTTTTGATTGAATGGTCTGTGACTGCGGCAATGTCATAGACGCGTCGTTTTAGTAGGGATAACATGTCGGCGCTGATGCCCGTCGTCCCAAAACGCGCATAATCGGGCCGGAAACTTACCTTTGTGTACGGCTTGGTGGTGCACTTTGTGATGGATGGCTTTCCAAGAGATTCCAAATTGGGTCCAAACTCCTGGATGTACTTCAGTTTGCGTGTATGATCCACGGTCTCAACGCGACCATAGGAGCTCCAGCACAAAACGAGTTTGAAGCCAAAGCCGTTCTTTCCGCCGACAATCCTCTTTTCGCTCTTGTCATAATTGGTGGACGTGCGCAAATGACCAAATACAAGCTCAGGGATCCATACCTTATACTCAGGGTGCTTTGCAATATCAATGCCATTTCCGTCGTTGAATAATTCAATGGTCCCGTCGTCCTTTATGGTCACGGCAATTTGAGATACAAAGTGCTTATCGATTGCGTTTGCATGTATCATTCTCACAACATGATCTCTGCAGTTAACGATGCCCTCGTCAAAGAGTTTGTACAATCCTGGAATATACTCGATATTTTTGTGGACCATACCTTGCTCGCTGTGTACCCATAAGTCGGCGTCCACATGCTCAATGGATCCGATATAGGTATCCGGATTGTCAAGGATGTGCTGTCGATCAGTCTTGCGTTGGTACTGTTTAGAGAGTTCGGCGTCAGTCATTGTTATTGTATACCTTCTTTCTTCTAAGCAGTTTACTTCAATTTTATCACACCATAGGGTATATGCCTGGAAAAAGTAATTTTGATATAGAAAAGTTTTGCAGAGAGAGCAAAGAAAAGAGCGGATGTGGGGCAGGGACTCCGTTGAAACAAACAGCCAATGTAAATTCTCAGATTTCGACGCGCATGCGGTATTCACAAATTGTCAGGGGGACTACCCGAAGGTAATTTAACTTCTGCATAAAATCTACAACAAATATATAATGACGCAGATTCGACGTTCAGATGACGGAATGTATCATATCAAGGGAAAAACATACAGTGACTTGACGGGGACTCGCGCTCGTGTTTACAACGGTAGTGCGTATAAAACCACGGGTGGTCTTTTGCAGGACGATCTTGTTAAAAACAAGTGGGATCGCATTGTATCCAAGTCCAAATACGAGTCGGCGAAGAAGGAGCAGCGACTCAAGGCTCACGGTTACACCGCGAAGAAAGGTAAGTTCGGTGCAGTGAAAATGCGCAAACGCCGTACCCAGAAGAACAAGAGCCGCCGCAACAAGAAATAAGTACACAATTTGACAGTAATGCCTAATTGTGTTTTTTTGTGTTCGTATCTTATATGAAGGATTTAACATTTACTATTCGAGGGACTGTTTTACTTTTGTTGGCCGTCGCGGGTAATTTTATTGCGGAAACATTGAGTTGCGGTACTCAAAAGTTATTGAGGGAAAATATGTTTGCAAAGCACATCATAACTTTGTTTATCCTGTACTTTGCCGTCGATTTTGCGAATACGGATGAACCTGAGCATCCATTCGCTATACTGAAGACCGCGGGTGTGATCTATTTGCTTTTCTTGTTTTTCACCAAAATGTCTTTGAAGTTTACCATCGTGGCTTTCTCTATGCTGGCAGGGATCTATGTCTTAACCACATTCATTGATTACTATAAAGTAGATAGCGCGAACAATGCGGATCTTATTGAACGTCTTGAAATGTTGCAAGGCAATATATTCTTGTTTATTCTCGGAGTCATTGGTGTAGGTGCCGGATCATACTTTATGAAGCAATATAAAGATCATAAAGACGAATGGTCAACTTTCAAGTTTGTTTTTGGAATTGAGCGCTGCGAACATACCTATGATATTTATTTTAGCAAGAATAAAGCGTAATAAAAATAGATTATAAATACACGTAAACGACGTGTTTTTATAGCAGTTATATTTAGTCCTGCTCTCCACGAGCAATCGTAATCATCTTTTTTACGCCCAAATCTGATTCCATAATCTCTTCAATGGAAATTACAGAAAACCATGAATAGTGTGTGCGGGTAAGAATATAGGTTTCATCAAAGTAAATACCAATGACGTTTCTTGCAAAAATAGGGGACAAATTCCCTAATAACTCATCAATAATAATTGGACGTCCTGCAACATCGGATACGCCCGTGATCCTGGGATCCAATAAAAACATATATTTAGCACACCATGCCGAAACGATGCCCAAAAATACGTCTTCCTCGCTTTCACGAAAATGGTTTATTACATATGTTTCAAGAAAGGCAATATAATCTTTCATAATTGTGCACTCTTTTTTACAGCCAATGAATTCGGGGTTTGCGATAAACGGAGGCTCTTGTTTATTTATGGCAATGTTACGGGTTCGGTTGAGCATAGAAAATACAATGGGCTTTTCCGAAACCATATCAATAGGACTTTTGTAACATAAAAAACTGGGGGGCATACTGATTCCCCCGTATCGATGGAGCACCTTTGCCATAGCAATCATACGATATCGCGAAAGCTCTACGCCCGATTTTTCTTCGAGTTTTAATTTCCAATCAGGAAGCAATGCATGAAAACTGTCATCGGTAATAATGATTACATTGAAATCGTCTTTACAATGCAAAATAATGGATTTTATGCATTCTTCGATATAGGGTTGGTTTGTATTCTTGTTTTTCCGGGATCCGAATGAATTCCATTTTCTCGCATTCACGTCGTTTTTTACATGTACCCATATTTTCGGTTTGTCTTGACCATAAAGATCGTTATTAACAAGTAAATATTTTTGAATTTTGTCATTCGTTTCTTCTGTCTCATTATTACGAAGCATATTTCTTACAGGTTTAACGATTGCCGCGGTTACCGCCACTATTACCAACGGTATCACATACCTGTGATAGGGGAACATTCTTATACATTGACATGATAAAAAGGTTATATTGGTTAATTATAACAATTACTAAAGTTAAATACACTTGACTTGTTCGGGGTTAATATGTCGTCGTCCCGTTTTATATCTCGGCGTAGAAGGTCGATCCTTTGTAGGTTTATAATTATTCTTTTTTAATATCAAAGCATCCGCTGGTGTGGGACGGCGTAAAAGTTTGGTTTGTGTGGGCGGCTCGGGTTCGAGAAAACGTTTCACCTCATGACAACGTGATAATTTCGGGTGTTGTATACTTACAATATTTTCATCATTACTGGTACCAAGTGGTTCTATATCATCGGTCATATCTCCATATTCGCAACCGGTACTTTGAGGTTGGGATAGTATATCGGTAATTACATTATTTTTGAACTGTGGTAAATTTTCCTTTGTATACCCGTCAAGGGGTATACAACGTGTTTTAATGCGCATATATTGCGACACATTTTCTATTGCACGAGCATACTTTGCATGTTCCATATTTAATGAGTTTGTTTGTAATTTTTTCATATACCCTCCATCAATTTTATGTATTATAATTCGTCGTGGTAAATGAAATATTCAATGCAATATTGCGAATTGGCATGTTTTGTTTTTGTATCGAAACGGATTATGCTACTTTTGCATATTTGCCGAAGTAGTGCAGTAAATCGTTTGTATGTCATTTCTCTTTCAAGTAAGTGCAATTTTTCCGGCTTGTAATAATCGCGTATGAATTCGCGAAACTGTGCGAGAGTATCTTCGTACATTAATTTTTTATAGGCATTATCGTTAAATAAGTAGTATTTGTTGGTACGTAAACATATCATATCAAGAAAGCTAAAAAATACTACCGTGGGTACCGGGGTTTCGATGTGTGACATATACACATTATTCTTATCTTTCTAAACGGTTGGGCGAAGATATTTTGTTTCCAACATCAATTGTAAATAGTGTAAGTTCAATGGGATTCTCGTGCACATTATGAAATATAGTAATGTACTCACATATAGTGGGAACAATTGCATACTTTTCATCTTCGGTAAGCATATGAGTGTATTTGATAAATGCGTAAAAATAATCAAGAATATCTACCACGGAGAACCCCCTCTGATGTAGTTCACTAAGGTGTTTATGGGCATGGAAAGCGTTTTTAGTGCGAAGATCGGTTATAAACGATTCAAAAACATTAAAGTGTATGTTTGAACATAGCCGCTTGCACGTTTCCAGATCAATATTGGCGCCTATAATGTGAAATTTTTCGAGATAGTTGACAATTTGGCGCGGAGAGTTGTTTGTGATACTGAGTAGATGGTCTCGTGCTTCTTTGTCAATGACGATGTTTTCGGTGTGGATTACTCTGTCCATGAGAGTTCGTACATTCTCGGCAGTTTGAGCATGTAATTTCAATATATGAAGTCGGGACTGTATACTTTCGATCACCTTTTGGGTGTTGCAGCAGCTTGACAAGACATTGATGTTATACCCATAGTTATCAATATAGTGACGGAACACTTGTTGGCATTGTTCGCTAATATTATCTATATCATCAATGATTAACATCTTCTTGCGCCCCTTTACCGTGCTTCTCGACTGACAGAACGTTTTCATTTCATTTCTAAAATATTGTATGCCTTGTTCCTTGAGTGTATTAACAATCATGATGTTTGTTGACGGCAATGGGTCTGATGGTCCTACCCCGTAATACCTTCTCAAAATAGTATTTAATATACTGGTCTTTCCTGCATTTGGGTCAGCCACAATAAGTATGTTGATGGCATCAATCTTTATAAAAAGGTCTATAATCTCATGTAACTGAGTGTCCAGATGAAAATCGTCGAGACTTCGCGGTCTATATTTATGTAAAAATGTGGTCATGAATAATATCTTGGTAAAATTATGTTTAATTCATTAGGTTAAAAGAATTGGTTATTGTATAACTATGAAAGATTATTACAAGATACTCGGCGTAGATACAAACGCAGATATGAAACAAATAAAAAAGGCATACCGTTCGCTATCCATGAAGTATCATCCTGACCATAATAATACCCAAGAAGGAGCAGAAAAAATGAGAGAGATAAATGAAGCCTATGAAACGCTTGGTGACGAGGACAAGAAAAGGGCGTATGATCAACAAAAATCTCCGCCCGTACAACAACAATCACATGATATACATGCTGCTGCGCGGGAAAATATGATGCGACAATTCTCCGCATTTTCCAATAATCAATTTTTTCAATCTGTGTTTTCTGGATCAGGAAACATGCGTGTATTTCATAACGGACGCGAAGTATTTGCAAATGGTAAGGAGGTACCTGAGGTTATTAATCACAACTTAACAATAAACATGGCACAGTGTTATCATGGAGCGTCATTGAACATTTCCTTCCCTCGCTGGCAGGTCATTAATAACCAAAAAATAAATGAAACAACAAACACTACTCTTCATATTTCTCCAGGGATCAGATCGGGAGAGGTAATTACATTGACCGGGCAAGGTAATATTCTGGCACCAGACAATAAAGGGGATGTTCGCATCACAATTATAGTGTATGAAGGGGAGACAGAGTTCCAACGTGTAGGCGAAGATCTGTTAATGACAAAGGAAATTACTCTTAAAGAGGCTCTTACGTCATTTCAATTCAAGATATTACATCCATCCGGAAAATCATATGGCATAAGCAACGACGTAAAAACAACAAAAACGATAATTACCGATAATTATCAAAAGGTACATACTGGTATGGGAATGATAAGAGAGAACGCCAAGGGAAACATGATCATTAAATTTAAGGTAAAATATCCGGATTATCTTACAGACGAACAAATAGATGCATTATCAACCTTATTGTAAATAACATTTCGATGTTTAGTGAAATGTTATTCATGTAATTTAACTAATTCTTCGTGTAGGGATGGCCGTATCGACAATGTAAATGGAGTTCTCGGTCATGATAATGTAATCTGTCTTGACCTTGAAAATTTTAGAAATACAACTTGTGTATTCATCCTTGTTTTTTACGAGGAGTTTTTCTCCATTTTCGCGCACACCAATAAGGGCCTCTTGTTTAATCGAGTCCACCCAGTAATCCAACATTATGGGCCTATCTTCTACTACCGCAAGCCTCACTGCATTTTGAAGAGTCTCTGCATCAGGTAGTTTAAGCTCTGATTCCGTTGACATATAGCATCTCTAACGGAACAATCTTTATATACATTCTATGATATTCTACTTTTCGCGTTCAATGCACGATAAAAATGAAAAACAAATAGTATCAAATATTGGTTACATTATTTTGTTAATTGTATCCGCCAGTTGTTCATAATAAGAATTATCCATGGTATAGCGGATAGATCTTACGGACGGTTTCTTCTCCTTTGTATTTATTCGGTGATTTGTAACGCGAATTTCATGGATTTCTGTTTCGAGTATATTTCGTATAAATGTATACACGTGGTATAATATTTGTTCACTGCAATTCCCTACGATCAGACAGCTCCCGGTCCTGAATATCATAAATGATACCTCACGATATTTATCACTTGCATCCAATTCACTGCGTTTTAATTCATTGTCGTTGTTTTCAACGCAACCCGTCTGATTTATAGGGTCCTCTGTAACATTATAATAGTATCGGCATTTTATACCAGGGTATGAACATGCATCAAAAGAGGTTTCGATTTTGTATTTTTCTCGAAGCAGACGGTACAACATGTCACGATTAATGTGATAACCACAATTGAAATTTGAGTTGATAAGAACATTGTTATAACCATTCGTCTTGATAAATTCCACTGGTTTTGGAAGCACTGGACCCAGTGTTGCAATGATACGAGGCTTGACCGCTTCCAGAAGAGATGCACTAAGGATCCCGGGTATTTCGAGCTTTCCAGTATTAAATACCTTTACATGTATTTCACGAAATCCTTCATGATAAAATCTTAGCGTAAGTGCAAAGCAATTGTAAAATGCATTTTTCACCTTGCTCTTGCATGCCATGATGTCCTTTTTTGCCATACCTACGGTTAACTTGCGTTCATCCTTGAACTTGATACCCCTTGTGTCTGGGTTGTTAATTTGACGGATAATGTGCTCTCTATAATATTTGATATGATTGAGTCTATCTGTGTACTCCTCAAGTTCTTCGGGGGTACGATTAACAATCTTAATCTGTTTTTTAATTACACATTCTTCAAGTCGTTGGTATTCCGTCACCGGAATTGCCCAAAATACGTCATATATATTGATGTCCTGATTGAGGTATAGAACCTTTGTATTTGTCGAAATTCGCAACTCTTCACATGTGGGTATGTCTTCGTTAATATTTTCACATTGATTATTGGTAATAACCGTGGCATCGCCATTGTTTTCCAAGAATGCGGCCCATTCGTCGTCTATGTTCATCTTTTATTGCATTGATTATCCACCTCTTTATGTTCAATTTTACAGATAATAACGCGTATAACTTCTCCAAAGAACAACATAAAGTTTTCAGTGTCCATGTGTGTCGTATGTATGATACGTTTCATTGCCTCTGTAAATTCTGTTGTCCAGTATTTTTCGGCACGGAGCAGATGACTTAGGTACTTCTTGACAATTTCAATATTGGCGTGGTTATATTTAATTGCCATATCATGGATTTTTTGAATACACATGCGCGACGTTGCGTCGCTCAGAATAATGTCATGCACTTCGTCAAGCACGCAGCCCTTAAGAATATTTGTATGTGCAAATTTTCTCCCCTCATTCAGTTGAAGATAGTTTATCATTGATCGTATATCTGAGTTATAATAGGCATGAATGTTGTCGAGTTCGTCGTTTGTCATTTCAAGGTTTTCGTTATCAATAATATTTTTAAGAAATGACATAATGCGAGACTTGGGTAGTTGGTTGAAGCGGATACACAGAAATTCGTTTTTTAATGAATAGTCTATCTTGCTTATGTAATTGCAGATTAAGCAGAACCGTATATTTTCGTAACTACTTTGTAATAAGCACTTGAGTGCCTGCTGTGCACTTTTGGTCATATAGTCAACTTCATCGAGTATGACAAACTTTATTCCTCGAATGTAAATGTTCTTTGCATTAACAAATTGGTATATTTGGTTGCGAATGATATCGATCCCCCTTTCGTCGGATGCATTAAGATGAATAACGTTGGATTGGTATTTTTTGACACCTTGTCGTTCGTAATGATGCCCTATTAAATTCATAATAGTAGTGGTTTTGCCTGTGCCCGGTGGTCCATAAAATAACATGTTAGGAAAATATTGCTTGTCCAGGATATTTCTAAAAATTGATTGATTCATATCATCTAAGACGATACCATCGAAACAAGTAGGACGGTATTTCTCAACCCAGGGTATAGCTTCGTTCGTAGTCATATATCAAATATAATCGGCTGACTTTATATCATGAACGACCTCCCAACTCGCCAATTCCTTGAAGTCATTATCGGACCCATGTTTTCCGGAAAAACAACCCATGTAATACAAAAATATAAGCAGCATACGATAGCCAATCATAAGGTTGTTGTAATGAATTATATTGGTGATACTCGATATAGTGCTTCTCAGCTCAGCACCCATGATCAAATGCAGATTGAATGTATTTTAACGAAAACATTGTCTGAACAAGAAAGAAATAAAGAGGTCGAGGATGCAGACGTTGTTATCATAAACGAAGGACAATTCTTTGACGATCTCCGGGAATTTGTATTGGATATGGTTGAAAACAAAGAAAAGGTTGTATATGTATGCGGTCTTGACTGTGACTTTGAAAGAAAGAAGTTTGGAGAAATGTTAGACCTAATTCCGTACTGTGACTCAATTGTAAAGCTGAAAGCCCTTTGTACATCTTGTAATAATACTACTTCAGCCCTATTCTCATGGCGCGTATCAAAAGATACAGATCAGGTTGTAATCGGGTCGGACAATTATCGACCAGTATGTCGGCGCTGCTATCTTGATGTAACCCGCTAATAATGCCACCGAATTTCTTCCCTATATGATGCTAATTCCTCATTTTCCTTTTCCTTTTTGTTTTCTCTTTCTTTACATGTATCTGTTATTTCCACATTGGATTTAAATGCGTATGAATAACTCTTATCAATGCTTTGAAGATACAGAATCGCCATTTGCACATATATGGCATTGGTTGATTGTATAAAGTATACTGAACGCTCATCATTGTCAACTTCCTTTACAAGCTCCCGTGTGTTTGGTAATGGATGCATAATAATGGCAGTTGGTTTCATTCTATGGACATCATCCATTGTCAATGTATAAGGGTCCAACATTTTTTCCGTAATCTCATTGGAACCAAGCGATGTATGGTAGTCACATTTACTGATATTGGATAACGGTACGCAATATACAACATCAAATTCGTTGATACGATCTCGGAACGTTCCAATTGGAATATTTGGATATTTTGCTGTATCGCATGTAGGGTACGCGCATATTTCTATGACAATGTTTGAGTACTGTGACAATATGTAAAATAAATATGATATTCCATCATTCCCAGAAATATCCCCTATAAAGCATATACGACAAGGTCTGTCCATATCACAATACATTTTAATGGTCATAAGATCTGTCATTGCATGGGTATAATAATCGGTCATGCCTCCATGTACAATGGGTGAAACCATGGATTCTTTTGCATCGTGTATCTGTTGTTTGTCGTCATGGTTGACGACAAATATGTCTGCATAACCAACCAACCGTTTTAATATGTCGGAGACAGTTTCATGTTGTAAATTTTGAGCGACATTGTCACATCTTACCACATTTCCTCCCATGCGGTACATAGCGGTTTCATAACCATATGAATTCGAGCATCCTTTTTCAAACATCATGTTATACATGATTTTTCCAGAAAGTAATTTACTATATGAGCGGTATCTATAATACCGCAATGCCATATCAACGACCGCATCATTCGACGTTCGACTACCGTTCATTAAGTATCCTTGGTTCAAGTGTTTATGTTGATAACTATATCAACAAGAACTTATAGCTTCAGTTTTGCTGAGTCGGATTTTGCTAATAGGTACTCTTCCCAGTCGCGTTTGGTACCACCATCATATGCAAATGCATAATCATTATCAATAAGCCACTGATTCATATTTTGGTCGTCCAAGAAAACTGTAACCAATAGTCGTCCATATTTATCCAGTTCGCCACATTGAAGATTGACTACCTTCTTCAAGATTTTGTCTCTAAGTATGTCGCGTACAACATATCCATACTTTTTCTCATTCGCATTCTTCGTCCTGAGTTCAGGTGTATCGACACCGGAAAGTCGACAGTTCCATTTGTATAACACCCCATTCAATGGAATAAGTGCCTTGATGGTATCCCCGTCATACACAGACACCACTTTGGCCTCCACTACCTTATTCATTAGACATTCGCAGTATTCCGGTGCATCATCCAGTTCGTCCCAATTCATAGTATATAAAATACCAGGGATCTGTGTTTATGTATGTTTCGGAGTATCTTACCTTGAATAATTAATGTCTTGAAAAATCTAAAATGGTATAGAGGAGACCCATCATTTGAGAGTACATGACGGACGTTAAAAAACGCGGAAGGAAACCCCGCGGAGGAAAAATAGTTACCAAAGCAGATGAACACCATGATAAAAATGTTATTTCTACATGTGTCGTCGTACAGCTTAAATGCCATTTAAAGGATCTTGATACGAAAGCGATTAATGCAGATTTTGTATATAACCCATCAGCACCACCACAAGTAAAATCACACGATCCCCAATCAACAATTGATTTTACACCTTATGAAAATGCATTAGTTAACCAGGAAGAAAATACAAATATATCTGTCACTGATAAACTACGTGATTTAAAGGTCCAGCTTTATAAACAGGATATAAGTAAAACATCTGCATGCTTTTGGTGTACTTATGGTTTTAATAATCCGGCGTGCTATATTCCATACAGTATGGAGAATGATAACATTGTAGCATATGGATCATTTTGTTGTCCTGAGTGCGCAGTTGCGTATCTGTTCAATGAAACCCTCGACGATGCGGTAAGGTTTGAACGGTATAGTCTAATAAATTTTGTTTATGGGAAAATATATGACTATAAAAAGAATATTCGGGCGGCACCTAATCCGCACTATTTACTGGACAAGTTTTATGGGAATTTGAGTATTAACGAGTATAGGAAAATGATACAAAGTGACAATGTATTATTGCAGCTTGACAGGCCAATGTCCCGTTTAATGCCGGAGATTCATAGTGATGGAAATACAACTATAAATGCAGGCGAGGTTTCTGCCGGCACTAAGTACTGCGTAAAACGTGCAAGTGAGAAAAAACAAGGTCCCAGCAAAAAATCACTAATAGCAGGACATTTTGGCATTCAATAAAACAATATAGAAATCGAAATCTATATTGTTTATGCAGCCGTGCGTATCAATACACTTAGCGGGAGGTCTTGGAAACCAATTATTTCAGATGTTCGCAGCATTTGCGTATGGTATTCAAAACAAACGAAAAGTTATATTTCCATACCAATATTATCTTCCTGGCGTAACTGCACGAAAAACATATTGGGATACACACTTCTACCACTTGATTATATTTACCACGCGTGTTCCTTCTAACGAAATCAGTGACGAAGATATGTCTAAGTTTCAGTTGATATGCGAACAATCATTTGCATACACCCCATTACATGTTCCAAATAAGAACGAGTCTATTTTATTGCAGGGTTATTTTCAGTCATATAAATATTTTGAATCGCAATATGACGATATCGCGGCAATAATGCGATTAGACCGTTTCCGTGCTGAAACAATAATAGATCATGAAGAGCTACTAAAGCCGAGTCACGGAGAAGTTTGTTCTATGCATTTTCGTATTGACGATTATAAACGGTTTCCTACCAAACATCCAATACTGGGTACCGCATATTACAACAATGCACTCTCATACATTGACAAAAATAAAACCATTACACGAGTTATTTATTTCTTTCAAGAGTCCGACACTGAAGACGTGATGAAAATTATCACAGATCTCGAAAGCCGGTATCATAATATCGAGTTTATTCCCGTCAATCATTCTATTTGTGAGTGGAAACAAATGGTGCTTATGTCATGTTGTCAGCATAATATTATTGCAAACAGTACGTTCAGTTGGTGGGGCGCTTATATGAATAAAAGTGTTACCAAACTGGTGACATATCCAAGCGTATGGTTTGGTGTAGATTTGCCGCACGATACCGTTGATCTTTGTCCAACATCATGGATACAAATAGATGCATAATACAAAATTGATTATATAGAGACGCGTCATCTATATCATCATACAACTATAATGAACGACAAGTTAATCAAACACCTTATGAAAGACGTGCCTTATGTTCGCGAGCTTCGCAGTAACATCAAGAGCAACAAACGGGAAATCAAGAAGCTTAAGAAGGATGTTGCGCGATGGAAAGACCGCCATGACGCCCTTCTCCGCATTCTCCATGATTATCCTGGCATTGCCCAGCCTACGATGGCATACAACCGGGATCGCGTCAAGGTTGAATGCGTCGATCTCACTGGATGTGACAGCGTTGACATAAGCCTCGATCATCGCGGTCCATATGAGGTTCCCGTGAGCGCTTCTGAGTTCAGTGCTGATGCACTGGGACTCATGAAACCCGTTCCATCCACGGTCATTGTGGAGAAACAGGCAGGGGATGCGTCAGAACTTGAAGAAGGTGAAGTCGACGAAGTTCATCACAACAAGTATCAATGTAATGCATGCGAGTATATTACGACTCTTGATGGCCCTGATTGCAGAAGATGCAACAAGTGGGCCAGTATGCTGGCGATGACCGATAATGTAGAGGAAGAAGAGGAAGAAGAGGAAGAAGGGGAAGAAGAACAAGAAGAGGAAGAATTATGCAAAAATACAAATTGTGTATTAGAACGTAATGATGAATATACTGAGTCATGCAAGATTTGTCCCGGACACTTCAAAGATGATGGAGTAAATGATGTACTATTTATCGAAGAAGAGCCCAATAATAGAAAGGGTAAATGTGACCTTTGCGAAAATACAGATGGGATTGTTCAGATGAAAGGTACTGGACAATACCTATGTCAAAACGCATGTGATGAAGAGGAAGAGGAAGAAGTAAAAGAGAGTACAGAACAGGAAGAGGAGGAAGAAGTAAAAGAGAGTACAGAACAGGAAGAGGAGGAAGAAGTAGAAGAGAGTGCAGAAGAGGAAGAGGAGGAAGAAGTAGGAGAGAGTGCAGAAGAGGAAGAGGAAGAGGAGGAAGAAGTAGGAGAGAGTGCAGAAGAGGAAGAGGAGGAAGAGGAAGAAGTAGGAGAGAGTGCAGAAGAGGAAGAGGAGGAAGAGGAAGAAGTAGGAGAGAGTGCAGAAGAGGAAGAGGAGGAAGAAGTAGGAGAGAGTGCAGAAGAGGAAGAGGAGGAAGAAGTAGGAGAGAGTGCAGAAGAGGAAGAGGAGGAAGAAGTAGAAGAGAGTGCAGAAGAGGAAGAGGAGGAAGAAGTAGGAGAGAGTGCAGAAGAGGAAGCTGAAGAAGAAGAGGAAGCTGAAGAAGAGGAAGAATTCTTCGAAATTGATATCGATGGAAAGACATACTATGTTACGGATGAACAAAACGGCGACATCTTCAATATCGCAGACGACGACGATATTGGAGAAAAGGTAGGAACACTCACAGACGGTGTTCCAAAGTGGATTAAAAAGAAACGCGCTACAAAAAAGAAATAATTATAACTATAACATCACAGATTCACCCCTTTCGTTTTTTTACTGTTTTTGTTTGCTTCTTGCGGCTCCTGCGCTTTCGAGTGCTGCCGCCATCAGCATTATACATCATAAGGGTTTTATTTAAAAACTTAAACGACAACATGTACACATTGTTAAGAAGAATCTGATTTACAAGAGACTTATCATCGCCATCTTTAAAGTCAACCTCTTTTCGTTTTTCAGTTAACTCCTTGTCATACTCCGCAATTCTATTTTTGACTGCGGAAAAATCATCAGTAATTCGGTCAATGAGTTGTTTAATTATTGCCTCATTCTTATTTGAAGGTGTAATCATTGTGACATATGAATATTTTTGCAAAAACAATGATATTACCGCCTTGTTCGTAATCGTATTATCATTTTCATTTATATATTTATCAATTGCATCCGAAACGGCCGGGTCTTCAAGTAATGCAGCAATCACTTCATTCTCAGTAACGTCTATTGTTTCATTCTCAGCTACGTCATCTACATTTTTCTCATCAACTGCGGTGTCTTTCTGTGTATCATTTTCTATTTTATATAAGGGTTCGCGATTATTCGTAGCATACCGTTTGAAACTACGTTCGCGAAGCGGGCGCTGATAAACAGTTTCAATGAGATTCCCGAGTTTGTTGTTAATATATTTGCATGCAAATTTGTTTTTGTTAAGGGATGTTACCATGCCTTCTATAAAGTCGCACATCACATGTACTATATAATTGTCATCCCCTACCTTATTAGGAATACGCAATGCACCTACCTTCAATGACTCGTATCCGGTTGATTTCTTAGCATAACCATATACTTGGTGAACGGGAGATTTCTTAATCACCTTAAGCTTTCCTTTAACATATGGATCAACACTGTTTGTAATGTCAACTGCAATAAAAACAAAAATTCCCATAAGCGCTGTGTTAATATCCTTGTCTGACATATCTTCATCAACATCTTCAGATTTTTGCGTTTTTATGGCATTGATGTGCATCTTGATGTTATCTTCCCAGCCGGTAATCTTTCGTGTAACGAATGGCGCAAATGCATTTTTTAAACTGCGGACCTCGTTGTAATGCCGGGATTTTTCAGTGACCTTCATATTCTCAAGCATATCGATCAGTTTATCGGCAATTTCAAATATACTCAATTCACTCCCGCCTTTTGCAAAATCCTTTCGCATGTAAGAATATACTTCAATAAACTTATCATACGCAGATACAAAGTGTGGGTTGTTTAGTGCGTCATCGAGCCAAACTGTCCGAGAAAACGTGTATGTAGTCCCGCCTATGTCAATATACGAAAAGGTTTGAGAACGGAACGGATTAATGGCATTCACCATTTCCCTTGTAATGCCACGATTGCGAAGAACAAAGTAATCAAACGATGAATATACACTTCCCTTCACCGGGTATTCTGTTGGAAATATTGCGCGTAACATCAATAGTATATTATCGTTTTCTATTTGCTTTCGAGTTTCTGGGGTAGCCGCAATGCTGCCAACCAACCCAGTTGTCATATTATTTTTATTGAAAAAGAATTCGATTCGATCTTTGTAGTTCATACTCAATACACTATGAGGAATAACGTAGTCTGATGTTATGTAAGGCCGATTATTTAACGCAATATTGAGCGTTGGCATTTCAGGATGCGATAACATGCCCAATGAAAACGTAACCCGTTTCGTGCTATCGGGTCCATCTGGAATATTTGTGTCAATTCTAAGATCTACTTCGAGAATTTCCAACGTCATGATACTATAATACCATGACATTATTTTATATAATCATCTATTTACATCAGTCTTGCGCTTTTCGGTCTTTGTAATTCAAATTCGGCATCCTTTATGTCAGTGTAATTCGTAAATCCTTCACCAAGAGCCGTCAAGATGACTTCCTCGGCTTTTTTAACAATATTGGCAGGCAATGAGTCCTTTTTTGCTAAAATTTTTTCAGCCCTGTTTATAATCGCCTCTTTGATTTTCTTATTCTCACCACCATTCTTTTTGACCGCCTTCTTTTCTTTGATACTCATCTTCAAGTTTTCCCTGGTAACGGTTTCCTCCGCCTTTTCCAATACTTTTTTCAGTTGTTTGATTTTCTTAGCATTTTCTTTATTTAGATCCTTGCTCTTTCCTTTATTTTCCATACCTTCGCGTTTGCGGCAACTCATGGTCTCGATAATTTCTTCATCGATTTCTGGTTCTTCGGCTGTGGGGTCAAACATTTCCATGTCCCTGTTCTCGCTATATGGTTCAATATCCGATCCATCTTCGCTGCCTAACTGTTCCATTATTGCCTCTTCATTATCGGCAATCGCGTTAATCATATCAGACTCCATTAAAGGATTGTTGTATCCTTCAGTCTTTTTAGAAAACAAATCGTTGAAGAACAGCTTATCCAATGCGATAAGTGCAAACAATGCGATTATGCCAAACACAATCCCAAATTGGTCGCTAATGTAGAACGCTACAAGAATTCTCACGACACTCTTTTTTATCGAATTATATCTGCTGGGGATTGCATATATTAGCACAAGGATAAGAAACGCCACTATTTTTGTATTATCGAATAGTTTTTTCGACATCGTTATACAATGAAATGAGACAAAAATGTGAAAAAAATATCTATGGATTTTTTAAGTAAGAATGTCCTTATTGAGTAGTGCCTCTGAATGGAATCATAAACCATCTAAAAAACGCATATCAACACTCAAACGTCCAGAAATGCCATACGAGGCGCGTCGCAAAGAAGGCTACAGTGTTGACATCCCCGAATCTATTCAAAAGACTCAGGATGCCATAGAAGAACGAGAAAAACGTGTGAATAGTCTTTTAGAGAAAATGACCCAGAGCGAGGATTCAAATGACGAGTCGAGTTTGGCAAATTACGAACCCATGTCAAACCCCACCGTACAAGTGAAAAAGGATTTCCCTCCCATCCAAGCGAACCAGCTAAATGACGAAGAGCTATATACCCCGTATAGTAATGCATACACCGGTAATGTGTCTTACAAAATGCCTACCATGCCTACCGAGGGAAAAGTAGAGAATGATAAGCTAATGGAAAAAATCAATTACATGATTCATATGTTGGAACAACAGCAACACGAACGCACAGAGAACATTACGGAAGAGTTTATTCTGTATTCATTCCTTGGGTTGTTTGTGGTGTATGTGTGTGACTCCTTTACTCGCGCTGGAAAATATATTCGTTAATAAGTGATACTTTATTATTACAGTATCACTCAAGAGAAGAAAATAACCGGACAACTCGATGACTCCATGGTCCTGATAGACATAATACGTACAAACATACGAACTTGAATTCATCTTTTACGTTTTTTACCTTTTTTAATGAATCCTTATTGCCAAAATCGACAATCCATGGAAAGTCTGATTGTAAAAACATAACAATGCCCTTGTCGTTAATACAGGATTTTAAAAAATGATTGTATATCTTCAAGTGATATGCCAATGATTGAACGGAAGGCGATGTATTATATAAAATATGTAATCGTATGAAATCAACAAACATGTGCATACGTTTTCTAACCATCATTAATGGAGTTGTAACGGTATTATAATGCATATTACTCCAATAATAACTAAATATGTGATTCTCTATGTACTCATCCATGCGTAATATACGTTCTTATTTTCATATTTACAAAAAACTGCGATGTTCGAGATGTTTATAATCACGATCCACTTGTGTGGGCAAGGCAAGTGGCGTGACTAAAGTGCTTTGATCCTCAATGTATTTCAGGTAAGACACTGCTGCACCATACACATTTTTCACTGCATAATCAAGTACCACTTTATTAAGATGTTCGATTTGTCCTGGAATATCTTGAACCTTATGTTCTGCATGTTGCATGAATACCGATCGCATAATGATCTTAAGGTTATCCACATTCTGGGGAGGTACCACAATCTCTTTGTTGGACATTGCGTATACGCCAGCACGAAGTCCGTTCTGAATGATTTGGATGTTTTCGGCGCTAAAAAACGCCTTGCTCAAACGGCTATCTTCCATATCACCAGTCAACGCTTCACGATAATCAGATACAGTTGCCTTTACTGCTATTTTCTCCTTCATAGCAAACCAGTCTTCTTGTGTGGGTTCTTTGATATTAACTCGACCGTTCGTTTCAAGTTGTTCTTTAGACAATATTGTTTTCCCGACATCATAATCAACGAAGTTTAAACTGGTTGTATTCATAGTATATAAGTACTACAGAAAATATACAAGTTTTTCTTTGCACTAATGTATATGGAATACTTTTTTGTTGTGGTTCTTACAGTTGCAAGTGTATTACTATTAGGTTCGCTTACGTTTATTGCGTTTTATGTAAGTCAATATGGAGGGGCAAATAAAGTGTTCCCGCCTGTGCGTAAACAATGTCCAGATGGTTGGACTCCGGAAGGAAGTTATTGTGTACAACCCAAAAATGGCAATAAGATGACATATTCCAATAGCAGATTACCTGCAACCAATGAAAGGTATACGTTTGGTCTTAAGTCAAGTGTTAAAACCGCTGATGGTACCCGCCCTGGTGTAGATTTTTCAAACAGTGGATGGGAAACGGGAACACATTCTAAAGTTTGTCGCTTAAAGAACTGGGCAAACAGCCAGCAAATTACATGGGATGGCGTGTCAAATTATACAGGTTGTTAAATATACATGTTTAGATAACATGTATTTTTCTTGATAGTATATATATGGAATTGTTCTATTCTTCAGTTATTATTATTGCTATATCGTTGTTGTTATTGTCACTAACAATGATTGGCGTATATGCGTATAAATATGGCATAACCAGTGAACATCCATGGCCTCGCTCATATAACCTTTGTCCCGATGGCTGGAAAGAATGGTCTCATGCCAAAGGAAAAGCGTGCATTGTTCCTGGTTCGATGCCCGACTTAGGTACGAATGATAAGAATCGTATACGTAACGACCCAAAATATCCAACAAATGACGGCATTTCTCGCAGTGATCCACGCTATACTCACGGGTTGCGTGGACGCCATTTACATAAAAAAAAAGGTAGATATCTTAGACCTATAAATACGAATGGACGACCTTGTTGTAACGGAAATGAGTTGCGCGGGAGTAGGTCGGGTGTGAGTGAAGGATGGTGTTGGGAAGCATGTTATTATAACAATGATTGTGAGTTTTATTCATATGGAAAGTCGGAAATAGAACTCGCTGTTGAAGGTACTGAGTGGGAAGCAACTGACAAAAACGTATACTTTGATGGTCCGTATAAGCCACGCAAAGGAAAAGATGGCAAACTCGAGTTATATAATGGCAAACCTATCTATGTGAATAGAGATGGTGCCAAGATGACATATCATACAGCGGATACGTTGAAGAGATTCTATGGAATTAATTCTCCTGGGTGGCAACTTACTTTCTCTCCTCATGGCAGAGGTGCAATTGCAGATGATAGTTCTTCTCCAATACCTCCTCTATACAAAAATTGGACTCGTCGTTCAATCCATATGAAGGGCAATAGATTTATTATAAATAGAGTGGATACAGTTGGTACAGATTCAAAATATTGTCAACTATGTCGTGATTGTTCTACTTGGGAACCCAATACAACCCCGTCATCAAGCGGTACTAAATCGCGCGAAAAGATACATCATCCGAATGATACACCTATAAAAGTCATGTATATGATTGACGAAGGTTGGAAAACAGGTGGGAGGAGCAAACGATGTAATTTTAAGCGGTGGGCCAATGCAAACAATGTACGGTGGACCGGAGTATCAAATTATAACAAGTGTGATTAAATGAGCATATACTCGATATATACTCATTGATTTATGGTGCTATAAAGCTCTCCACTGTAGGAACTGTATCGCTAATCATGATTGCCAGATCAGCTGGGGTGGACACGCCAACATTTAATTTCTTAATGTCGTTCTCCAGGAGAATTTCATTTGTGTTGTACTTGAGTCTGTGTATTCGGTTGCGTATCGGCAATAGACTGTCTTTGTATACCTGTAATACTTCCTTTATGTGACCATGTGATCCGTCTTCTTTATATTCATTGATATGATTATCAATCTCTTTTGCATACAGGTAGGCCTCTTCTGTAAGTTTGGCAATGTCGGCAATATTCTCACGATTATGAAATTTGGATTCGTATACGTCCTCTGTCTTTTTTGCTTGATCCGACCAGAACGAATACTCCTCCATCTCTTGTTTGATATTCGCACCAGATTCAATATCTGATTTGTAGCCGAACACATAATCCAACGAATATTCAGCGATCAATCCTCTTGATTCGATGACCTGGTTATGAGAATCATTGAGATGTTTATGAATGGGCATCCATGATCCGGTTGTAAAGCGTATGTCTAACTTGCATGGGTCCATTTCGCTACCGCACCTTATGGTATATTTTGACTGTGTTTGGTCAAATACCATACCAACCGCACGTTTACAGTATGCACATTTTCCTACCACGTTTTTCGCCTTTGATTTGGCAATCTTTTTCGATTGGTTTTTTGTCATTGCCGTATTGTATGCACTTTTCGCTTTTTTTGACACATCTTCTTCGTACATATTCTTAAGGCGGAAATAGGTATTGAGGGCTGATGTTATTTCAGGAACCGTGCTCTTTCTGTTTTCCTTTGTCTGAGCATCGGACGAGTTATAATATGTAATAGATGGATTTCCTTCGCTTCGGAAGTCACTCACGGTTGACGGCAAATTATCCACAACTGATATTTGGTTGCCGGTAATATCAACAACTTCAAGCTTCTTTGCATTTCCAAAATCAATATGCGAAAGACGGTTTTCAGAAATATGCAACTCGATCAATCGGGGAGGCAGGTCAGAGATCTCCTCTAAATTGTTATTTGATATTTGCAGACGTTCCAGACCGGGTATAGATTCAAAAGATATAGTTGATATATAGTTTTTCGTTACATTGAGTGTTTGTAATGTAATGGGCAACTCCGGAAGGTCTACCAACAGGTTCTGGGGAATTTCAAGTACACGCAGTCTCGTCGGAACATTCTTAATTGATGTAATCTGACCGGGACTAAACTGTAAAGTTCTCACTGCAGTCGTTTCGAGATCACTCAGATCAATATCTCCATCCAGTGGCTCATTGACAACCAACTCATCAGCGCCCTTATTAAGCATATCGAGAATGTTCACGAAACGTTGCTGTGCTGTGTTATTATTGGTTATAATGTCATTACGTTGCTCTTCAATGATATTCATACTATATAGTGCTGTTATACTTTATTCGGTGGATAATTATGCACCGGTTCATATAAGGGTAATTGTGTTATAAGCGTTTCTTGATGCGCTCTTGCTTTTTCCACTGCATGTTGGTTCTGTATTTCGTTAATTTTTGCCAAGATTTTCCTTTTGTTTTCCTCATCTCGTTCCTTACGTTCAGATTCGGTTAATTTATGAGACTGTTGTCTGTACCACAACCATATCAATATGCACACAACTACAATACATATGCCAATGTTAAATATGACATAATACCATTCAATGCGTCTTTTATGCATTTCAGCCAATGATGCATTTAAAACATATCTACTTTCTCGCTCAATTAAATTGGGGGTCATCTATACTATATGGAATATAGTATGGTTTTTATGATTTACGCGGTTATCATTAAGTAGTGAATGACCGCAATGTATGAAAATATTCCCATTACAATTGCAAATATCCATATTGGGAGTACCGTTTTGTGTTTAAACCCAACGCCAAATTCCCTAAAGCTACCATCACTATTATACACCAATGAAGGGCGCATGTAGTGTAAAATATTGAACGCTATAATGAATATTAATGCTGCAATTGATACTTTATTATCTAATATGAAATCGCGCATCTATTATAATATAAGCGAATAAAAATTGGGTGCACAATGTGCGAATATTATTGGTCCTCCGGATGGACTATTCCGTCGGCATAATCCTCATGAAGATTGCTAATATCAATACCTTCCATGTCATGTTGATCCGCAATTTCTTGCTCATGGCGCTCAATGTCAAGCACATCTTGTACCATGGTTTTTACGACGTCTTCACCGTCCACAGTATCGCCAGTAAGCATTTGTTGAATGAACTCGTTTCTCTCTCGTTCGTACGTATCTTTATCATAATGAACCAATCCTTTTTGAAGACCCACGTTCCAACGACCCATCTTATAACGCTTGTACATATCTTCAATCTTTCGATTTTCAATTGACATGTCGCCTAAAAACTTGATGATACGTTTCTTTTCGTGATCTTTGCTGCGACCCGTGCGCTTCTTGATACTATCATAATTATGATTACTTGTTTGTTTATTTGCTATTTCTGCATGCAATAATGCCGTAATGAGTTTGGATACTGACTTTTTCGACATATCACTTTCGCCCATTTGAATATCAACCTCGCGCAAAGCAGAAGTCTGTTCGGCAACCGTTTCAGATGCCAAATCCGCCCCTTCCATCATCACTTCGTTGCTTTGTTTGTTCATTTCTCGAATATTCCTCTTGCGCATCTCCGTATTGAGTTCCCTCAGCGTAGGGTTCTCCGATGCATTGATAAATTCAACAAAGATGGAGAAAAATGCATATGTTAGCACCAATTCTTGGGTACGGATATCGAAAAACATTTCGTTGTTATTCAGAATGGGGAATGTATCGGCCAGTTCTACCAACCGTTCCGTTTTTTCCAATACTTCAATTGCAACCTGCTTCAAAAATGTATCATTCATGAATTTTGTAAGGTTACCATACTGTTCACGCAAAATTCGATTAATGTCTCCTAAATGACTTTTTGCCAGTTCTCCATTGCGAATTCGTGGGTTGTAACTGTGAACCGGTGAGTTCAAAATCATGTTGGGTGCAATAATGCCGGCCGTACGTATCGCATCGACGGAGAACGAGCTCATGTTGTGATGTCGTATTCCTTCGTTTTGTTCCGTCCACATTGAAAATGCAAATAGGAAATCGCTAATAGGGTCAAACTCATCATTCGACAAGTCACCATATTGTTCAATAAAATCCATAATCATGTCGTACATTTTTCCATTCGTCATCATGAGATAATCCTTCAGCTGTTTTTTCCTCGTGCGTATTTCATTAGAATCAACGTTGTCGCCTTGACGCAACGAAGCCGTCATAAGTCTGATTATCGGTTCTTCGATAGTATCGGTGTCTTCTGCGGTGATCAAAAAATCTAACAATGTTTGGACTGTATCATGTGGTTCATGAACAGGGATTGTAATTTTGTTCGCGGTGTTTACAATCAACATAAGCTGGGAAAGGGACCCGACGTCAAAAATCTTTCCATTTTGCTTGAGGAAGGTTATCTTATCCTCAAGGGATGCATTTTTGGGATACCCCTTTGGCTTGTTATCGCATAACGACTCGAACATTTGGGGGATTGGTAAATCCTTATCAAAGTTGCAATAATGAATAAACGCCGCATATATTTCATTTTCTCGCACCGACGACGTCAGATCAGGGTAAGGCACAGAAGTATCTTCTTGATGATATAACATAGGCGCCTTGATCATTTTTCGACCATCCTCGAGGATTGCCTCATTCATCTTGATCACCTCGATAAATTGGTAGACCTCTGGATATTTTTCACCAAAATACTTAAGAGGGGATTCGTCGCCACTGCAACAAGCATTGTGAGAGAACGGAATGCCGCGATACGTCTTCATCAATGGTTCATGATGTGCAACACTGTTATTGATCGTCTTTATGAATTCCGTAGTGTATACTGAAATCTTCCCATTAACCACGCCATACATTTGATGCTGCTTCTTATTACCATGTTTAACAGCATGGATAAGCATCTCATGAAACTCTTTGGTGATATTCTCTACAACTGACGCAGTATAGCGAACAAGTGGCGGTCGGAAAGATGTCCATTGAGATACAGATCGTGTAGTTGTAACACTACCCGTTCCTGATATTTGCTCATACATACGTTTTGTTTTATACATTTCAGATACGTCTGTACGTTTCAAAATCGCATCGACTGATTTTTTGATCCGTTTTACAATGGCGGACTTCGATAAATTTTGGATACTGTTCCATGGCTGCACAGATGATCGCGTTGCTACAATCACACATGAAATATATTCAATGCCAGAAACATCTTCAATGCCCGTATATGGATACCCGGTAAAGCTATTGACGCACCCGGGGAATGTTTTGCGCTTTGTTATACTCGGAACCGACGTCTGAATAATCACGAGGATTGACGCCGATATAAACATGATTAGCATATCATTGTAATAGTCCTCGTACTCAACCGTTGGCTTTCCGCCAGTTTTTTGCAAGTATATTTTTTCGCTTGCAATTTGGCTCACTGCCATTTCATGAGCGAGTTTAAGAACCTTATCTTGGATTTGCGAGTGAGGGATATCCATCATTTCCGCCAAAAACATAAACACGCCGTATATTTTTTCCATCAAAGGATCTTCAAAGGTTGCAGTCACCCGTTCCAACTGACGAGCCTTCAGTGCAATTAAATCATCATCCATAATATCGCGGGTACTAACAATGAACCCACTTTGGTCATAACCCTCTTCGGTACTGAATGTAAGTTTGGCAATTTCCATACCACTGTATCTGTCGCGGATCACATCGCCGTCAATAACTCCATTGGAACGGATATAACCAGCAAGAACACTTCCATAATCACCATTTACAATAAAGGTTTGTGCAAGGTCATAGAGGAATACTGGAACGAGTGGTACGCCACTTTCAATGCAATATTTCCATTGTCCACTCTCACCTTCTACGGCAGTACGTGTATGTTTATCAGCAAACAGCACAATATTCCGCTGTCGCATGGAGAAATCAGAAGTAGACAATATCGACTGGAACAATCTCGCATTAGGAGATTTGATATTACCGCCTGCCGCGGCCGTTAGACCATGAATATACGCAATGTTATTGACTCGTTCATTACGAAGCTCATTAATAATGCGTTGTTTTTTCACCTGTCGAGCATATTTCAACAGGGCCTGAGATAATTGCTCGGCGTCCAAAGAGGTATCATTGTCCATTCGCTCAATGATTTCACGAATGTCGCGATTCTGAGCGTTGATGCGAATGCGTTCCTCCGCAACCGTATTTGACTCACACATACCAGTGTTTTGGTTTTTCATACACGGTGCCTTGAGTATATTGCAAAATAGATCATTATCGCCGAGAAAAGACGCTTCGTCCACCGTTGCATCGCTTATCCACTTACCGGATTTATAGGCATAGTAGCGCGATTGACGTGGCATATTCTCAACCATTGCATAATCGCCGTCCGAGATTATCTTCTTTCCTCGAATAATTGTCTTTGCCAATTTCTTAGAATAGCTGGGGTGTGTCTCGTGTTTTTCCACCAATACTTCCGAGAGAAAATCAATGAAATTATCGGGAGTCATTTGTTTTTGCTCGGCCTCGTACTTTTTCAAGAGTTCATATGGGGTTTCGTCATACTTTTCGTCATATGCTATTTCCTTATTCTCGGCATCTTCGTTTAATGCATCTAATGATTCATAGCTCTTTGCAAGATACCGACGATCACAACGCGTAAATTGGCGGCGCTTGGAATTGGAATCATAGTTGTCAGCAAAATGCTCAATCGAATCGGCGTGCAACCGCATATGCTGCTTGCCAAGAATCGTGTAGAACAGGCTGGCGTTGTCCATATGATTCATAAACTGTAGAAGCTCGGAATCGCTTGGCTGTGAGATAACTCCGTATGTTTTGCCTACAATTGTTTCTTGATCCTGGACATCAATAAGCTTCTTGATATTATGAACAATTTGTTTCGCATCCCGGGACCTGAATCTTAGTGAACGGGTCATTTCTCCGAGATAGTTCACGTAATCTTTTTTGTACTCATTGATGTTATCCAGTACAACATGTTTGAGGGCATTGTAGTGTTCATCAGTAATATCACTAATATATACCATAAATGGCTCCATTTCAGTAATACATGAAGAGAGTGAGTATTTATTTTTCATGTACGGTCTCATCATTTGAATGATATCACTTGTGCTTGGTGCGATTGAATTGGTCATTCGCTCGTGTTTATCCTCTCGCTCTTGTGTATTGGTACTGAAATTATAAACACCATTAAATAAATCCAAATCAGTATAATCAACGTCTTTGTCAAGATCATCAACGATGACCTCATTCACTTCGAGTCTCGGATGCAGCATCCTGAAGAGTCCCGTGTAATTCGAAACCTCATTGATTCGCGTCAAAATGGTAGAGTTGGGAAGTCTGGTTCTCGAGTATTCGAACATGGACCTTGGTAACGCGGCAAAAGAATGTATGTGAGCTTCATCTGGACTCGTTGAATGTTTTAAGTACGTCTCGATCGCGAACCTGCGCGATATAAATTTTCCATACTGTATCGCCATCGATTTGAAATCATCAAGATTATTAACAATACACTCAATGTTTTCATTCACCGCGACAATACCGAGAGATGCTGGATCGTCGAGGGGATTTTCAAATGGACGTAGTATATCAGTATCCAGTCGCTGTTTGTCACTATAATTATGTGCATTATTGAGCTTCTTATTGTCTTCGTCAAAATCTGCTTCGATCACATCAATGTATTCGATATCTTTTCCTCCGTAAATTTTCTTCCTGCGTTTTACTACAGGAATGAGCCAACTCAATTTATTATTGAGCTCCTTTAAATACTTTGCAAGCGGCTTGTGAAAACGACCCAGCTCCTTTGGCTTCAAAATGATATAATCGTTCTGGAATACGGAGAAATTAGAGCGTAGCTCTTTAAAACGTGCAATCAGAACATGGATATTGTTCTCCAGCATAGGAGTACGTTTTGACGGAGGAACCGTGCTTAATAATTGCTCCATGAGATCATTTAATTGAATCTCGATATCAAAACGTTTTTCCTTTTCGTTAACTTCTACCACCTCTACTACGGATGCCAATTTTTTGCCAAATATAATTTCATTGGTTTCGTTGTACAGACTTTCAAGATCATCCATGATCGTCCTATCTACTTGCGTGTACTCTTCATTTACATCTTCAGTATCTACTTCTACTACCGCATCTTCGTTGGTAGTAATCCCACTGTTCCATTGCTTTGGGGGTTCTCGTGTCTCAATCTTTTCGAGAGGAATGTTCCTCGGCAACCCTTGGTACTGGAAATCAATATACGCGGTTTCCATGTCAGGAAACGTCGTAAATTCCAACATATCATTGATTACGTTTGTCACCTGGGCAGTTATAATCGTAGGTAAATCCCCATTGAAGTGAATGTCGATCCAATTGCCAGTCTTGATATTATTCTGCGCAATATACCCCTTTACGGGTGAACGATCAAGAAGGTGTATCTCTTCAATGGTTTTATCAAGAAGTACGCCGTTTTCAATTATCAGTTCGTATCGTCCTCCGTCACGTGTGCGAGTAATAACAATTGCATCGGTATCAATATAATCTATTAGGAATACTGAATTATGATAGGGTTGACTGTCAGGAGCAACAATCTGTATAATGTCCCCCAATTCTAATTCTGTCTCTGACATATATACTATTCCGCTAAATAATATTTATGTCAAACGGAATAGAAACAACATGTGATGGTCACATAATGACTTCACAAACGCAGCACGGTACAAGTTTTGTAATCAATGTTAATAAACCGCCAAAAAATGTAAAACATAAGAGCTACGTATACGACTCGCGTGTGTATAATATATTACAATACAACCGGGACATCCTGACAGTTGGCGATCCTGCAGAAAACTATAAATCCGTAATTTATGATGACATGGGAATCATTAGTGTTTGTCCCAATAAGTCGGTATCGCTACAAGCCATGAATGATGGTCCCGATATTGAATGCAGTCAACTCATTGAAGGAACCATGATCAATCTATTTATGGATCGCGATAACAAATGGAACATACATACACGCGGGGCAATCGGAGGAAACTATTTTTACTATCGGAACCAGTATTACATGGACCAATTTTCTGATGCACGACAGGTATCATTTCGCCGCATGTTTATTGAGGCACTTGGCGGAAATGAACATGTTGACCTCAATTCTCTTCAACTACTTGATGATCTCGACAAAAATGCTGTATACACATTTTCAATGCAACATCCCGATAACCACATTGTGCCCCCAGTAAAAACACCGAGACTATTCTTAACCCATGTAACATACATTTACGGGAACAGAATAACGTGTATGACTGCACATCAAGCGCATCCTCTTACAGGGCTTGCAAAGAGTGTGATAATGGTACCACAATTGTATCCCATACAAGAAACAATTCAAGAAACAGTGAATAAATTGTGCGGAATCCAAGTAGATTATACAATGACAGGTCTGGTATTCTATGACAGGGGAACCGGTAACAGAGCAGTTTATGTAGCACCCAATTACAAAGAAATGAAATCCATAAGGGGAAATAACCCGAATTTACAGTACCAGTACATCTGTCTTCGACGCGTTAAAAAGGTAGACGAGTTTATAAAGTATTTTCCGTGTTATTCCAAGATATTTTACAAATTTTACCTACAATACAAGGAATTCATGCAAAATATCCACCAGAGTTATTACAACTTTTATGTAAAAAAGATCCCTGAAAAAATTAGCAATAAATACTGGCCTTACGTAAATCGCCTACATAGAGATGTGTATATACCAAGTGTTCGCAATGGAGACAATGATATAATAAGTATCTCTCGTGTTTATGAATTTTTTGACAAGATGAGCACAGGAGAAGTGCTGTATGCACTTAATTATGACAATCGTAAATTAACTAAGGATGTAAAATAATATTTTCATATTAACATGTCGTGTAAAAATCACGATATGTTGAACGATTAAGCATTCGTATATGCATCAGACAGTTTGCATAGCTTTTGTAGATACTCCAGTGTAGTTTCCTGGTTAGCTTCCCCCATGTTTTTGATAGGTTCGCGCAATGCCTCGATTAGTTTTGTAATATCATCTCCATTTGACATGTCTTGTACATCTTCGCTATAATCCTTATCTAAAAAATATTTAATATCACCCTCAATAATTTTCTGACCATATCTGCTTGTGATGTGTTTAAACCACATTTTGACAATGATACTTGGGTTTGCCTTTCTCATAGTGTCAACCGTCGTTTTTGCGGTCTTAATATTTTTATCATGAGGGAAGATAAGTTCTACATCTTCCATAAAATCAGTAAGAAGGGAATTAAATGCTTTTAAAATGGCACTTTTTGACATATAACATGTATTCCGCTATTTTTTTATATATTTGTTCGCATAGTTATCCTAAATAATCCTAATATGTAAAATCCGGCGTCGGTGGGATAGGTTTTGTAGATATTTCACCGGCTCTTTGTTGTTGCAGTTTATCAACAGTGACGTCTTCGCCCATTTTACTTGAACTATAATTCTCGGGAGGTGTTTGTATTGGTATAATTTGTTCATTCGCGCGCACATAATTATGCATTGGTCGTCTTGTACTTTCACTCTTACCTTCCAATTCTTTCGGTGACATGTCATAAAATGTAAAGGATTCAGACCGAATATCAGCACCACCGCCAAATCCATAACTTTCTGGTTCTCGGGCTTCTTGACTAATATTATCGCCGGTCGTAAGCATTGGTCTTAAATGTTCAATAATCGCATCCCCGTAAATAATCCGGTACTTTTCATTAACAAGAAGCATTGCCGGAACAAATGCTAAAGATGGTGGCATGACAACCTGTGTACCATTTTCTAAAGGAATTATTGTTTTTCCTGTCGATCGGTCGACCTTTCGGCGATCAATGCAAATAAAGCTAACTTTATCACCTACATTTGACCTCGAACATGAATGTAATATTTTTTTAGAGTGCTTGCAATGATTGCTATAGTATAGAATATCCATAATATAGCAAATATTCACTTAATTTTATGACAACGCATTATTATTTACTTAGAGAGCGGAAGTGCAGATGCGGTACTGAAGGCGAGCCAAGAAGTACACAAGCGAAGCGGTGGCAATGCCAAAGAACATCTGAAATAAGTCGCGCATGCTCAATTTACCGAACCCCGCCATCAGACTGGTGATAACACCAAGGATTACGGTGGTAAGCACGAACAATTGGAGAGCAGCGAACGCAAGGAGAAGGTTGCACCACTTCTCGTCAAGAGGACCAAAGAACATTTCGAAAAGGTTCGACATTTTATAACTTTATATGATAAAAAAATTATAATACAATTACATATCGCTAAATATGAGACAAACGACGGCAAAAAAAATTTTTGTATATTTACTGGAATCAACGGACGGCGGGACTTATGTAGGCGCAACCGTGGATCTTGATCACAGACTACGGCAGCATAACAAAGAAATAAAAGGAGGCGCACATAGAACCAGCAAAGGAGTTTTGCGCGGCGAACAATGGATGCGCGTATGTTACGTGAAAAACTTTCCTGACTGGAAAAGTGCTTTACAATTTGAATGGAAATGGAAAAATGTATCACGACGTCTAAACGGAAAACCGCTTGAAAAGCGAATACATGCACTTAATCAGATTTTACGGTCGGAGAGAAGTACGAGCAAAGCAACGCCATTTTACACATGGCCTAACCCACCGGAACCCATTTTTGAATGTACGGATTGTGCCAATATTTATAAACAATATGCAGGGACATCGAAAAGTGCCTAAAAATAATATGACCAGAAAGTGTATATGAACGAGGCTGTATGGAAAATTATTGATCAGCAATTCAAGGATAATTATCAGACACTGGTAAGTCACCAAGTGGAATCCTATGACCACTTCTTTAATCATGACATATTTAAGATCTTCCGTGAAAAGAACCCTCTTGTGTTTGGATCGAATTATGACAAATCCAAGGATGAATTTGCAAACGAATGTAGAATGTATTTCGGAGGCAAAAGTGGAAAGGCGGTATATTTCGGAAAACCCTGTATATATGACGATTTGGGATTTCACTACATGTATCCAAACGAGGCGCGTCTCAAGAATATGACATATGGTATGACAATCCACTATGACGTGGAAATCGAGTTTATTACACGAAAGAAGCGTGCCACTAAAGGAAGTGGTCCTGTTAACACATACGAAGATATTGAAAATGCGCTAAATGAATATCAATCAAGTGGCGGTACAAGAACTGCAAGAAGACGGAAAGGAGAAGAGATGGAATCGACCAATGTAAATATCGCAAATCTTCGCGAAAGTGTATCTGGTGATGTTACTATGCGAACAGTAAAGCTGGAAAAGATGTTTCTCGGGCGATTTCCTGTGATGCTGCAGTCGAAATTCTGCATTTTACACGAGCTACCAAGAGAAATGCGTTTCGCGATGGGGGAATGCAAAAACGACATTGGTGGATATTTTGTGATTGAAGGAAAGGAAAAGACAGTTGTGTGTCAGGAGAAATTTGCGGATAATATGATGTACATACGTAAAGCCCCAGACAATGACAAGTTTTCATACATTGCGAATATTCGATCTATTTCTGAAAATGCAGCCAAACCTCAACGAACCCTCAGTATTGCAGTGGTTGCATCCACCGATAAATATCAAAATGGACAAGTTGTTGTAAACATCCCGAACGTCCGCGCACCGATGCCATTGTTTATTGTATTCCGCGCACTTGGCATAACAACTGACAAGGATATTATTCGACACTGCTTACTTGATCTCGAATCAGAAAAGGACCTGATTGATTTGTTTGCGCCAAGTGTTTATGATGCTGCCACCACATTTACACAACGTGCGGCTCTGCGATATATCAGTACATTCACGAAATATACGACCATTGAATATATTCATGAAATTCTCAGCGATTATCTTCTACCGCACATTGGTGAAAATAACTACAAAGAAAAAGCGTTGTTTCTCGGGCTCATGACAAAAGAGTTGCTCCGTGTCTCGAGCGGGAGAGTCGAACCAACTGATCGAGATAGTTTTAGGTTTAAGAGGGTTGAACTTCCCGGGGCACTGATGTATGACCTATTTCGGGAGTATTATGCGATGCAATTAAAGACGATACATGTTGAGTTTGAAAAACCGCTTATGCTCAACAAATCCATGTATGAGAATAATCTCCCCGGTCTCATCCAAAAATATGCGCCTACTGTGTTTGCAAACCGAGTCCTCGAGGAAGGATTCCGCAAAGCGTTTAAAGGAAACTGGGGCGCAACTGCACACACAAAGCGAATAGGTGTGGTACAAGACCTCAACTACCTTTCACACGCATCAATGTTAAGTCATCTTCGAAAAACCAATCTTCCACTCGATGCGAGCGTTAAGGTGGTCGGGCCGCGTGTATTACACGGGAGTCAGTGGGGGTATTTTGATCCAATTGACACCCCTGATGGTGGCAATATCGGTCTCCACAAACATTTAAGTATCAGTACGTATATTACGCGAGGGATTGATCGCGAAACCATGATCGCATGGGTTCTCGATAACACAGATGTGCGTCCATTGGATTCCACAGAATTAAAGGACATGAATATGTACGTAAAAGTGTTTGTAAACGGGTATTGGCTTGGGACAATCAGAGAACCGCACACCCTTATTGATAAGATACGCCTTTACCGACGCAATGGCCTAATACCTCTTTACGTTAGCGTAGGTTTTGACATGCGGGCGAAAACCATCAATATCTATTGTGATGCAGGGAGAGTCACACGTCCTCTGTTCTATAAAGACGGCGATGGCATGTCATTTGAACGCGATGGCATAGCGGAAAAATTGGGGAATGACTTTACGTGGACAAATGTTCTCACCGGGTTTAATGATAAAGCGCGGAACTTTAAGATTGATAACTATGGGTTCTATAAACTGTCTGAACTATACAGTACGAACGGGGAGAATAATCCAAATAAGCTCCAGAGATTCCTTGATCATAAATCCATCATCGATTACGTGGACAACAATGAATGCGAAGGTGCACTCATTGCTCTTGACGATGCTCAGCGCAATAAGAAAGACAAGGACTATACACACATGGAGGTTCATCCCGCAACCATCATGGGTGTCATGGGAAGTCTGATCCCATACCCCGAAAACAACCCGGCATCAAGAAACTCCTTTTCATGTGGACAGAGTAAGCAAGCTACCTCAGTGTATCATACAAACTATCAGATGCGCATGGATAAGAGTGCAATTGTTCTCAACAATGGGCAGGTCCCTCTCGTGAAAACCCGTTATATGAAGTATATCAATAACGAGGAAAACGTATATGGCGAAAATGCCATTGTCGCCATTATGACATACACATCATTCAATGTCGAGGACGCAGTTTTAATAAACGAAGGTGCACTGCAACGGGGACTATTCCGTACAACATACTTTACAACATATGAAGCGCACGAGGAACATAGTCATATGGGGGATGCAACAACCATGAAGGTATTTGGATCAGTTAATAACGACGCATCTGTTCGCGGTACAAAACCGGGGTTTGACTATGAGAAGCTTGATGATAACGGTCTTATCCGGGAAGGCGAACAAGTAAATGACGAGACTATTATTATTGGCGCGACCACGTCGGTGTCTAATGTGCCAGGAAAGCGCGACGCATCAAAGACCCCTAAGAAGGGACAACTTGGTGTCGTTGATAAAGCATTTATTACAGAAGGGGAGGAGGGGCAGCGCATCGCAAAAGTGCGTGTACGGGAAGTGCGCATTCCCAATTTGGGAGACAAATTTGCCAGTCGGGCGGGCCAAAAGGGGACCGTTGGGTTGGTTGTTCCCGAATGCGATATGCCATTTACACGCGATGGACTGCGTCCGGATATTATCGTTAATCCACATGCGCTTCCGTCGCGCATGACCATTGGACATCTCGTCGAGGCAATCATGGGAAAGTCAGCGAGCCTTATGGGCGGATTTGCCGATGGTACGGCATTCATCAACAAAGGGCCCAAGGTGGAGGTGTTTGGAAAAATTCTCCAACATAACGGATTTCATTCATCGGGTAACGAAATAATGTACAATGGAATGAACGGGCAGCAAATAGAAGCGGCAATCTTTACGGGCCCTACCTATTACATGCGACTGAAACACATGGTCAAAGACAAGATCAATTTCCGCGGAAGAGGACCTCGCAATATACTCACACGTCAAACGGTGTCTGGGCGCGCCAATGACGGAGGGCTGCGTATTGGAGAGATGGAACGTGACGGGGTATTGTCACATGGCATGTCAGCGTTTGTTCATGATTCCATGATGGAACGCGGCGATAAATACAAAATTGCAGTATGTAATAAAACAGGTGCCATTGCGGTCTACAACGAGAACAAGGATTTATTCTTTAGTCCTATGGCAGACGGCCCCGTTACGTTTACAGGGTCCCTGGAAAACGATGACATGCGTATCAATGTCGTAAGTCGATTTGGACGAGACTTTAGTATTGTGGAGGTACCCTATACATTTAAACTGCTGATGCAGGAACTGCAGGTAATGAATGTACAGCTTCGGTTGATTACTGATGCCAATGTTTCTCATCTTTCCAATATGAAGGCATCCGATAATCTGTTACGCCTGACGCAGCAAAAAGTAGATAAGGACCAAGCCCTCGCAAATGCAGGACTGATGTCAACGCGCGAAATCATTGATAATGTAAAACACGCACCCAATATTAACTGGGTCCCCGATATTAAAATTGGCGATACCGTAAGTGTGGCAACCGACAAACATGGTCGCATATGGACCGTAATGAAGCTAACCCCACTTGAAATCACAGTAGAAGCCCCCAAACCTGACGAACCCGGAAAAGAGACGCGCGCCGTTTCATGGGACAATGTGAGAGAAGTTACACAGGCCAAACAAACAGTTGACGAACAACCGGTATTCATGAAAGGCGATCAAGTGTATTATTCGGGAGACTCCAAGCCTGACCGAGTATGGAATGTATTATCGGTTGTAGAAGATGACGTATTCTTGAAAACAGAAGATACGGAAGGTCTCGATAACCCATTGGTAATTGCCCGTCGTCAGGATGTACTAACTGAGGCCCCCGATTGGTCTGCTGCAGACGCGCCTATGATTCACGCGACTCCCGCAATTACCACAGAGGTCTCGACCGATAGTCCGGGCTATCCCCTGGATAACAGCCCCGATTACCCCGAACCCATTGTTGAAATCGAGGAGAAGTCAAGTGAGGGTTTCAATGTTGGAGAGAAGGTCAACTTTCGCGGAGACTTTAAACAGGCACGCGTCTGGACGATTACGAAAGTGGGTACTAAGTTTTTGACTATATTTACAACGGATCGACAGGGACTTGGCGAGGGAGATGATGTTCGGGTTGTCGCTATTTCTGATGTGTCTCGCCCAGGAGATTTCCCTGCATCCGAGACCCCCATAGTCGCGTCAAAAATCAATGCTCCTACGGGCGGAGCACAACACAGCGCTCCGGTCATTGGAATGGTACCTATTCATCAGGCCCAAGTTCCTGCCCCACAACCCGTTTTTCAACAAGAACCAACCATTGTAGTACAAGAGCCCGAACCGACAAAAATATCATGGGACGATCTTGAACCGGAACCATATATCGAAGAGATGCCGGAGCCAGAAGAACCAGTGGATCAGTCTGATTTACGTACAAGCGATTTGGATTTTTCGAAAATAGTAATTAAGAAGACCGAATGAGCGTAACAATAAAATTGAACGACTTATAAAATTCATGTTATAGTATATACACCATGAATAACACAAGCAGCAACCGCATTGCATCTATCTTTAAATCTCGTACGACCATCGTAACCCTTCTTAATGACCAGGGTTACGATATGTCAAAGTATGATAGCATCAGCATAAATGAGATCGATGCAATGACAAACAACCAACAATTGGATATATACACTTCCGCCAATAATGACAACAGTCGCAAGGTATACGTGAAATATTTGATTTACAGCAAAGCCATTCGTTCGCAGAACATTGAAGATTTGGTAACCCAACTATATGAGATTGAAGGTAAGTTGGACAAAAACGATATGCTTGTTATTGTCGCAGATGAACCTCCTACAGACAACGTGACAAATACCATAAAATACTTGTACGACAACAGTGGAATATTTGTTGTATTATTTAGCATGAAACAGTTACAATTTGTGGTAACCCAACATTATCTTGTTACACCTGGACGCATTATGACAAAAGATGAAGTAGATAGCTTAAAAACACGTTATAGTATTGCAAAATTAGAACAGCTTCCCGAGATTTCGCGTTTTGATCCTCAAGCGCAAGCATTAGGTATACGTCCCGGTGAGGTATGTGAATTTACTCGTAAAAGTTCTACAACCGGGACCGCTCTGTATTACCGTGTCTGTGTTTAGATTAAAAAATGTGTTATTTTTCTTTCGCATTATAGGGTATATGAATAAACCCACATTAGAACATTATGATCCACATAGTTTTGCGTATATTAGCGCAATGAAACGAGGGGAATTCGAACCCGCTGAAGATTGTAAAGAGGAATCTCAAGCGAGATTGTTTCCAGATACTAACATAGAAACACTTAATATTGATGAACTTAGACTCATGAGAAAGAAGCGGCTCTGCGAAAACTATGATAAGGCAATGGAATATCAAAAGGTGTTGGGTGCGGATAATTTAATTATCAAAACCAAAGAGGATCTGGATAAAAAATACAACGAAGAACTTGCGACCACATTAAATCTGTCACTTGGCAGTGCGCTATTGATTGCATTTATCGCTCACCGTTGGTTTTATTCAAAATAAATGATAATTTTGTATGCATACTGTATACATATGTCACAACAAGTACATTTGGCTAATTTAGAACCATTCAAAAATGAAACCCTCGTCAAGGAAGGGTTTGAAAAAGTAACCCCCATAAAAATGCGCGGGTCAGCCGATCCAGAACATCTTCAATGGACATATGACAATACTCTTGTAAAGCATTTTAAGGAGTACAGAAAATGCCTTGGTAAAACCCCTGGTCATAAACGACTAAGGGATTGCATGAATAAGTATCCTATACGCACACAAGGCCCGCAACCGCATGTATATGGAAAAGCGCAACGAGGTGGTTGCTGCAGAGGAAAAGAAATAGGGAGCGGTGGATTTGATACAAAAGCCAGGGGTAAGAAGGGTCAGACGGAATGTCAACGTGCATGCGATGACATGAAAAACTGCACGCATTATAGTTATGATCATGGAGCTGGCGTGTGTGCATTGTGCAACGAATGCGATATTGATAGAAGTAACAAATTGGATAAACGAAGTAACCTCAGGTATCTTTCCTATAGCAAGGGAGTACCTATATCCGAGCAATATGGTCCAGTTACCCCCAATGATAGCGCCCGCGCTACCACAAAAACAGCATTTGATGGACGCATGAAGCAACTTGTTAAAACAAAAAACTATGTAGATAAAAGACAGGTCGCTTTAGACAAAGCAGAGCATGAACTGGAGGAGGGTGAAATAACACTAAACAAAGAACATGCAAATATTCGCACTCGAAGCAATTATATCTATCTCTTTTACCTAACTGCAAGCGTGTCATCTCTATATTATTTGATCACCGGGCTGGATTAATATTTTTTCATTGTGTATTATATACCCAATGAACATATACATTTTATTCACAGTACTTATACTTATATATACATATATTGCGTATCGTGCTATAAGAAAAACAAGGGAGGGGGCTTGGAATCCTAACATAAGTGAAGAAGCACGAAAGAAGGGAATCGCCAGAATACGATCAGCGACATATATGAGTCCGAAGGACAGGGAAAAACTTATTGCAGATATATATGGTACTCCGCCGAAACCAAAACCAAAACCAAAACCAAAACCAAAACCAAAACCAAAACCAAAACCAAAACCAAAACCCAAAGTCACTCCACCTCCGCCACCTCCGCCACCACCTGTACCAAGAACCCCATTATTAGTACGTTCAGGACTACCGGCGGTAGATGTTACACAACGTAACGCCCAAAACCTTATTGAACAATACAACAATACGGTCGTAATAAGTAGTAGTTATTCAACCAAAGATCAAAATATAGTTAGGTTTGGCGGTGTTGTCGATTTAAAATTAATAGACGGATATACAAAAACTCCCCTTCCTTTATTGAAAATAGTGGACCCGGCCGATATAACTTTTATGGGAGGCATTGTAATAGCACACCAACATGTCACATTTGTCGACGCCAAAGATCCAACAAAAGTATTGGTAATGAATAATAGACGTCCTGTCATGACAGATCTCGCATTACACCCAAAACCTCCCACATTCAAAATAAGACCAGGGTTTGCAAAAGGTAATGTAAAAGGTAAAGAGCCACTTAGATACGGAGATAAAATATCCCTTGCAATCGAAGGTAAAGCGCCACTTAGATACGGAGATAAAATATCCCTTTCAACCGATCATTCTATGTATAATCAGTGTGGTTGGTTTGGTTGCAGAGTCTTGTATCCAGAAAAAGGATGGTTTAGTCATGGCGGGAAAATCCAGTCAGCTGTACCCCAAATGACAATAAAACAAGGCCCAAAATTGTCGACAGAAGACGATCATGTGTCAGAATTTACAAAAGGCAAAGATAGTATCTCCTGGAAAACAAGCGCAGATTATCGTGATTCGACATTTGGAAGATTTATTTATCGCGGCACCAGCATAACCGCTACCACACCAGGGTTGAACATTCGCGGCGAATACCTTGATGTAAAATTCACTACCCCGCTATATTTACAAAACATCGTGTTAAAAACAGATGATGCGAATACACGACCAACATTGACGACATTGATGGGAAAATATGGGAACAGTTGGAAGACTTTGCGGACATTGTTTGTGGGAGAAAATCCAGTATTTGTCAATGAGCCCACAAATGCCTATCGTATTGTAGTAAGCGAAGTGTATAATGCGAAATATGCAGATCTTTCTGCAATTAAAATGTTTGGGACAGACACCCTCGCAAGCATAGAAGATGATCCAATCGCCCAGGATTTGAAATTATGGAAGGACGGGTTTCGGGGTTCAAGAAACAACACTTATCCAGAGTGGATAATTCCTGCTGCATTTGGTTCCATATTTGCAGCTACTACAGCGCGCGTTGTTACGGCAAGACCATAATATGTGTATCATTGTATAGTTATTATACAATGAACAATACTATTCCAACATTCTATTCAGAAGACCATCAAGACGAAATTTTAGAACGTTTTGTATTTGCTGGATTTAAACATGGAATTTTTGTCGATATTGGCGCATTTGATGGCATAAAACACTCAAATACCCTATTCTTCGAAAGACAACATGGATGGATCGGTATAAACATAGAGCCTAATCCAACCGTGTTTAAACAATTAGAAACAAACCGACCATACAGCGTGAATGTGCAATGCGCAGTCTGTGAAATAAACGGAGAAGAAGAGTTTACCGTAAACAAAGGTCATGCAGAAATCACCTCGGGGATTACGCGGTTCTACGAAAATCGTTATGTACAGCATGAAAACAATTACGCGTACTATACAATTACGGTTGCTACCAAACGCATGGATACTCTATTTAGAGAGTATGAGTTGAATCGTATCCATTATCTTTCGATTGACGCGGAAGGCGCAGAATTCGAAATCGTATATTCTATAAATTTTGATTTAGTCTTCATTGATGTGATAAGTTTCGAGGATAACGGCACCGACCTAACGAATAAAATAGGGGAGCATCTCATTTCCAATGGCTATCGGCAAATTAGCAATGTTACAAATCAGTTGGACATGTTTATGATCCATACAAGTTCTCCGTTTTACATTCGCATGATGGAAGAAGCAAACATACCCATTGAACCTGTCGATGAATCCCAATTGGAAAACATATTTATCGAAAACACCGAAACTCCTGAAGAAGAAAAGGTATATCTATAATATAGAATGAAAGACAAAAAGAATTGCGGTTGTGAAGGGTTTGAAACACAATCAAGTGATCCCGTTGACAAAAATGACATGCATGAAGATCATGAAGGGTTCTTTGTAAAATCAGATGAAACCAACGACGTAATCGAAGGATATACCGGTCTATATCCCGAATTCTCGAATACGCGAGAGTTTGAAAAAAAGGATAAAATAAAGTGGCTGACCAGCATGGTTATGAGATCACAACGAAATGCAGAGGCACATCGAGGAAAATGGAAAAAATACAAAAAGCGCGTGTATTTTGGCGATAACGGAAGAGTCCTTAAGAGATTTCACATGATTGGGTTAAACCAACGTTCACGACAAAAAGAATACAATAGTTTGTATACTTACCATATTGCAAACAAGGACACTATATTTGGTTATAGAGTTGATTTAAATGGCGGTAGTATAGATGTAACCACAATTGGTGTGACTGCGAACATGTACCTTATTCCTGTCGGAGCCAGTACTGAGAATACGAAAAAGGTTTCCACGGATAAGGTTCGTGTCAATTATGTTGATCATATGCCTTATGATAAAAACGGACTCCCAATAACCACAACCAAAACCTTTAAAGTGTCTGTTTCGAGTGATGTTGTTAGTGTAACACGCACGGATAAGAGCGAGGGATGGAGCGACGATGTGCATTTTAGGGGTTATGTAACCCCTGACGGAAACCCAATCGAATTATCGGTTGATAACCTTGAACTGCGCGGTCAAGCAATTAAACTTGCAGAGCCAGATCAGGGGTTACTTATACATAAAATGACTCCCTACCTAAATCACACTCTCGTTAGAGGGCACATCCGCCTGAATAACATTCCATCCACCTTACCCTATGTTGATATCGAGTATGCGAAATCTCAAATGTCAACAAAACACGGAAAGCCCATAGGTGATCACAACCGATATATGCAAAAACATGGTCCGCTCCTTATGGAGAAGAATGACCGCCATGACGCATACGAAGAGGATGTTGAAATTATGAGGAATCGTACCACGAGCGTAATGGCCCTTGCTATTTTAGCAACAGCAGCGGCAGGTATTGGGTTCATTACACTAACACGCAATTAAACGTCCTATGATAATTAGTAAATTTATCTCATTATCATAATATATGAGTACCTCCGCCAATATTTTGACACACCAAGATCAGATAATCGGTTATCTTCGTAATGAATACGATCGTCTTAATACACGGCTCGAACGGGCGGGTAATAAGGTCAAAACCCAGAATCGTTCGTCCGAGCTTTATGAAAGTGCGCGATTGAAACAAGAGGATAAAATAGCCATGCTTGCATATATCACTGCATTATTTGTGGCTCTTATTATTATTCACTACTTGCGCAATACATTGATATTTGTCCCCGACACCATATTTGATTTACTCGTGTTAGCTGCAATCCTATACACCGGGTTTTCATTATACTTCAGATATTCCGATATGGTTCGAAGAGATCACATGAACCATCGCCGCATTGCGACCCCGGCTCCTCGCGGCTCTCCTGGCGGAGCCGGTGACCGTGAGCTCGGCATCGATTCCAATTTCGACAGGATTTGCATTGGCCAAGCTTGTTGTTCGAACAACACATTCTGGGACGGAGCACAGGGGAAATGTGTTACCAGAGAAGTTGCAATCGCAAAAGGCATTGATGTCAATAAGAAAAAGAAGGAGAGCAATCTTTTTGGACTTTAAGTAGAATCAATATATCCAAATGATTTAGATATATTTTGTGGGTATCAGTATATGACCCGTTTATTGGCGTTATTCGTTCTTTTTGCGTCCGCGTTTGCGGATACTGCTTCTCGTTTCGAGGAGTGGTGTCAGCGCTTTAACCAGCGCTTCGAAGATAGTAAGCACAGACAGCATGTGTTTACTAACTGGATCAGCAATGACCGTTTTATTGAGGAAACCAATGCTAAGAACCTCACGTATACTCTTGGACACAACCAACTTTCAGGCATGAACCAGGAAGAATACAGTGCGTTTATCTCTCGCAGTGGAAAGTACGACTCTAAGATTGACGCCATCAAGTGCGTCAAAGCCTGCTTAGATGAGGATGCGTCTAATATGGACAAGATCAAGTGTGTGGCGGCCTGCAAGCCGGAAGACAACTATGATCATGTCGAAATAAATGCTGCGACCTCTATCGATTGGCGGAGCAAAGGTGCAGTGACTGATGTGAAGGACCAAGGTCAGTGTGGATCGTGTTGGTCGTTTTCCACCACCGGTGCTCTTGAGGGTGCCTATGCGATCGAATACGGAAACTTGGTTGCATTCTCCGAACAACAGCTTGTTGACTGTGACAAGCTCGGTAACGGCGGCCGTGACCACGGGTGCAATGGCGGCATCATGGACAATGCGTTCGACTGGATCGGCAAAAACAACGGACTCTGCACCGAAGCCGACTACCCCTACTTCTCGGGAACCACCAAGGACCGCGGAGACTGCCAGACCAGCTGCACCAACGTGAAGGGCTCCGACATTCAGAGCCACACCGACGTCCCTCCCAGCAGCGACAGCGCTATGATGTCCGCTCTCACCAAGCAGCCCGTCGCCATCGCCATCGAGGCCGACCAGCGCGCCTTCCAGATGTACTCGAGCGGCGTGTTCACCGGTGCTTGCGGTACCAATCTTGATCATGGAGTCCTCGCCGTGGGATACGGTTCCGACAGCAATGGCGATTATTACATCGTCAAGAACTCATGGAGCGCATCCTGGGGTGACAAGGGATACATCCGCCTCGGACGCGGACCTCAGTACAACAATGGCGACGGACAATGTGGTATGCTTTTGATGGCCAGTTATCCATCTGTATCAAGTAAGAGCGCATCCAATGTTCATTTCCGCGGCTATGTTGGTGGATCTACTTGCACTGGTCCCGGCGAGTTCTGTTGCGAGGCACCCAACGCCGATACCAACAACTGCCCTTCCTCGGCATATACTTCTGATTGCGCCAAGAAGAATAGCTGCTGCTGCGGTTAAATCCACCTTATTTTACAAGACATAAAACATACGTATAATACGTATCCTTGAACCCTTTGCGCATGTTCTTTCGTATTATAAGATCACCTACGGTGGTTGATGTAATTATAAACGCAATAACATTTTAGGAGTTTTCATGTATAACGATATACTTGAAAACACACGCGCGAATAATTCTCTAATCGTATATTAACGTATGAAAGAGGGATTTTCGCAAGAATATGACGATTTAATGAAAAAAATTAAGGATGTAGAAGCATCAGTCGACACGGGAATGAAAAAGATCAAGGTGCCTCGAATATTTGTAGAAGGTGATATGCGCACTGAAAAAGGTGTCAAGCTTCGGGGTTGGTTCAGACAGGGAATTAAGCATGGACGTCCAGAGACATTCGATGGTCTACCCAAATATTATAATGAAGGAGATAAAAACATAACGATGAAATGGGGACATGACCAAGGGTTCAGATTTTTGAACTCGTGGAACCCCCACGCTTCTGGTTGGATAATCAGTGCTCGCAGTCACGGTCGTGCATTTTTGTGGGATAACCACCCAAAAATATTTCCTCGGCGTGGGACCAACATGCACACAAGAAAATGGCACGGCTATCCCGCCGACAAAGATTGGCGGTCCCCATGGGCTGAACATCTTTATACTCGTAATTATCGGTTATATGTAAAGCATCACACATGGGTAAAGGAGATTGTACCAGGTGAAGATATGGGAGTGTTTCCTCAAACCAAATATTATCCTAATCCCCGACCCGTTACCGAGTACTATATTGTGAACGACAGCAAGAAAAGTCACCAACAACATGATGAATTAGCAAAAAGTATTGGATGGGAACTTGTTCCGATAAACAGTAAGGAGGATCTACAAAAGTTGCGCGACGTGACGTCGCTGCCCGTTTGGGTTGCATCAACTTCCAAGTACATACCCAGGGTTACCATTATAGATGGTAAAAATATTAAAACAGAAGCGGAATTTAACTTGTATATAGGCGATCTTAAGTGCCCGCACATTGATGGCAAAAACATTAATCTTGTTCGTTACAATGTGGACGTCGATAAATGTATGGCGGCGCGCCCTGCAGTATACCGGAGGTTAATTACCCCCGACTACCAGTCAATTGCCGATCACGAAACCTTGTTGACCCAACTCTATAAAGATATTGATACGCTGAAGGAGATTCAAAAAGAACGGTACAACACCGAATATTCGTATGACGAACCCACGTTCAAAGAACTTGAAGACCAATACGGAGAATTTGATGAAGGGTTTGAGAACCAGGAAGGATTTAGAGGAGATAATCTCGAAGATGCATATGAAGCAGGAAAAGCCCGTGTCGTTGAATTAAAACGGAAGTTGTTACGCAATAAGACTATCATGGCACCAAGAACCCGTGTTTATAATACATATTTTTACAAGTACAATGAAGTGCAAAAGAACACAGCGGATGTTAAAAAGGAGGCCAAATTTTGGTTAACCGAAAATAAAGAAAATATCAAGAACGATATACATCAAGTCGAAGGACAGACCGCGCAAATCACAGAAAAGTTCGATCCATACAAAGAATACTTTGCCATGGCAAAGCGGGAAAATACATACATGTTTAAGGACTATGATAAGCTCCACTATATTAATCGATATGTATTGATATGGGTTTACTTTGCACTTCTTTTAATATTATTCGCTGTTGTAACAACACGCGATGGTCACGTGGCTGATTATCCATTCTACTTATTTTTTAGTTTCCTTGTGCTATTCCCGTTCATTATATACCCCTTCCAACTGGCAATGATGTACATATTCAAAAAAATATACGCAACGGTTTCGACAAATAAATTATCAAAAGCATTGTCATAATCGGCTTATTATATTGTCTAAGAATATAATAATTAGTATGATAGGATTATTTTCTGGGAAACAATGCTGTCGCGGCAATACATATAAACGTTTTCCACAGACTTCATTGAAAAAATGCAAAAAACTTTGTATAGAAGACAAAAACTGTAAACACATGGATCATACTTCCAAATGGAGTTTCTGTGGTCTTTGTAATACTGACTGCGACTATGCAGGAAGTGTAAAATTATCAGGTACTACAAAACACTATGACACGTATATAAACACTGCACATAAGTCATTGGAACCCTTCACGACTGAAAACGATAATGAAGAATCGATAGATATTGATACTAACTGGAGAAATGCATTAACGCGTGTAAAAGACGAAGAAATTGCAGCAATTGAAAGAACAAAGAAGTATACCGATTATGATAAAAACGACTTTAAATTACGATATTGGCAAGGATATCCAAAGCCCATTGCCAATATTGACCCCAAAGATGCAGCCGAACATTACAAGGGTGCGCCACTCCATATAAGAAAAATGGCAGGGGATGCTGTTAATATGGTACAAAATAGACAAAAAGTACTCAAGAACGAGTTAAATACTTCATACAATGGACTGAACAAGGGTCTATATGCATTGATTGAAGACCAGGTTGATGCGATCAACAAAATACATGACGAAAACAACATATCAATTAAAAACTTTCAAGCGGCCAAAAAAGACATGAACCTACTGAAAGACATTGATCTTCCAAACGCACTTCGCCTTAACGACTTAGCGCACCATGATCTTCGTGAACATAAATACAATGAAGGGTTTGAATCCCGTCCATCTGCACTTCGAAAGCGCATGTTGCAAATCAAAGATATTGAATACGAAACATTCAAACTTGGTGAGGAACTTAAGAAAACTGATGTGACTGCCCAAACAGTCGAACGCAAAGTAGTACTTTACGAACCACATTCGAATAATTATGAAAGAATCAATCACATTCTTTGGTATGTATACTATGTGTCGTTTATTGTATTTGTCGCAGTTGTTTACTCATTAAGCATGACGCTCAATCGAAAGGTTGTATACATCGCAATAGCACTGACATTTCCCTACTTTGTAAGGTACGTTCAATTAAGGTTGGGCGAGGCATATCATATGGTGTCATCCATCATTCACGGAATACCGTATGATAAGTAAAAATAACACTCCAAATATGTTTGAAGTGTTAACCACTTTCTTCTTCGAGGAATGCAACCTCATCATCTCCATCAATATCGTCGTCCGACTCATCATCTGTTTCTGTATCATTACCGTATATGATCCGAATATTCCTCCATACAGTGCCTTTGGGACGCCCAAACTGCTTCGAGAAATAGTCATATAGATCACGTGCCGTAGGCCCTCCTCTTCCGTAAGTTGCTGTATGCCATGTACTGAATTCGCTGGCAAGGTCCGACTTGGTAACCTTGAACCCCGGTTCGTCCGTAGTGCGGATCTTGTCTCGAATGAATTCCAGAATTGCGTCCTGGCTTGATCGATACTCGTTTGACCGTCCCATAACCTCTTCACATTCTGACACGTCGCCCTTTGTGGTCATTGCCCGTTTAACAAGCATTGCCGCAAATACTTCTTTCCAGCGGATGAACTTGGTTGTCATCTCGCGATCCACTTTATATTGGTAAGGTTTTTCCGGATCGTTTGTTACTGGGTGATCCGTAAATAACGATTTGAAGTCGACCACCGCGATACGCCTCCATGTACCATTATCTGTTGCATTTATCTTCATCAAATAGTTTGTTGCCACTACTAACTTGAATTGCGCTTTGAACGTGACAGGATCACTCGCATAAAGCGCTCTGCCACTAATAGGGTCATTCGCGCTGGTTAGCTGCTTGAAAACCCCCTCATTCAGCACGTCGTCTTTCGATGGCTCCTGAATCACCGCCAATCTCTTTCCTTGGAGCGCCACGATTTCAGGGGCCGTACCTCCAACCTTCGCGCGGCGGTCGATAATCAATGACGACGGTACATCTGCCTTGTACTCGCCAAGGACCAAGCTCATAAGTTCAATCAATGCAGACTTACCATTTGCACCAACTCCAATATAGAAGTGGGCATTCTGACGCTTGTTATGTCCAGTCAATGTACTTGCCAAATGTTCCCACATGTACTCACGTAGATTGGTCTCGGGGAACAACTTATGTATGAAATCATTAACTTCAGATACTATATTGGAATGCGATGGCCCGAGATCACTATAATTAATTCCCGTTGACAATGACAAGTAATCATCCGGTCTACCTTTTCGGAAACAACCCGCCGCAAAGTCAACCACACCATTCTCAAATGCAATAATATCCTTGTTCGTGTCCAACTTGTTGATAAAGTCCTGGTCGTAAAAGAGACATTTTGCCTCCTTCATAATGTTTTCCTTGAGTTTGGTGGCACCGAGATTGTTGACAATCTTCACTAATCGCTTAAGAAGGGCGCGCTGTCTTGCTTGTTCTTCGTCGCCATCTTCAGAAGGTACAATTGGTCGGGCTTTCTGCTGTTGCTGGTTAATACGGTTCATAAAGATGCGTTTTATGTCGGTAATTCTCTTTCGAAGGCTCTGACCTGCGTCATCGCGCCGCCATCTCCCGTTGCAATACTTGAACCAGTTGTTCTTTGATACGGATACGCATACATATTCGTTCTTGTAACTTTGATAAAGCAGCTCCGCATATACATCCTCCCCGACGTTCTCGTTGTCCTGACCTATAACACGCCCGCCCGTCGCTCCATAAATCACTTGATCAACGTAAAAGTCCAGTGTTGATGTATATATTTCACGATACTTGTCCGGATTCGACTCTCTTACCCAGTACATAATCGACCTGAATGATAATGGGGCGTCCATTGTCTGTGCTCGCGAAATCGCATCATCCCATCGCTCAATCAAATCTGGTATACCAGTATATCGAAATCCAGAGGCCTTTGCACTGAACCGCACCCATACAAACAGAAGTCGTTCGCGCTGTCGAGCAACATCATCAATGTTAGACAAACTGTTTGCCAGTGCCCAGCAGACCCGGATCCATCGATTGTATGACCCACTTTCATAATATTCGGGCCCAAGCGCCATGGTATACTCATATACCTCACGCACATTTCTATCAACCCCTCGGTCGCCAAGAGAATCTACAAACATGTCTTCCGCAATCTTCAGAGATGCATCATCAACAATTTTCATGATAATATCGCGATTGCTCCCGTCAAATGCAATCCCCACAGGAGCACGCGGAGAACTTGGCATAGCCTTGCCAGTAATCTTCGACTTGAACTCCTCATACTTCTGTACAAATGTTGGTCGTAGAAACAGTGCCGGATGGTCGCAACAACGGGCAGAGAGTTTGTATAGGTTCTCTGGGTCCGTCGCGTCAAACATCTCTACATCCAATTCGTCCATACTTATCTCACCATCTGTACTGTCATATGTGATGTCATAAATACGGTATAGCTTGTATGGCTTATTTTGAGGTTTGGTAGAACCAAATAGTTGCCAGTTTACATGACCTGCCGCGATACCATCATCATAAACATCTTCTATGGTATTTGTCAATGGCAGTTTTTCAAACACACCACCCATCGTTTGCAACATCTCATTTCGAAGCATTAATTGCATTGCTCGATTCGACTTTAGGGTAATGATGATATGTATACCGTCTTTTGTAATCTGCTTTTCTTGGACACAATTCACCGAATCCTTTTGTAGCACAAATACTTGAAAATTCGTATCATCATCCATCTGATAAGCATTTTTCAAGAATTCCAACACGTCTGCAATGAAGGACTCCACATGATCTTGTGTATGCTGTCTTGTTTTTATACTAAAATCATAGCGGAAATCGAGATCAATAAGGAATGGTCCATCATCATATAGCTGTTTCTCTGTATAATACTCTTTTTTCCCTGGTCGTAAAATATCGCGAGCATAAAGCCTCAGAAATTTTTTATAATCTTCTTGTGTCGGTATAGATAGCGTCCTTCCTAAAATAGATGCCTCTTTGGATCCAATGCGGGTATTCGTTTTTTTCGCCGCATCTATATTATTGTTACGGGTTACACTCACACTACGTACAAATTCTATAAATTTTAAATCAGAATCGTCGGGAGAGCTCATTGTCCCAGATAGAATATGCATACATATTCGCGGACGTCGGAATCAATTTTCCACTACAACGTATGTCTGTCCATTACATGAGTCTGTTTGTAAAGTGATATAGGAAATAAATGGTATTTCATGGTGCAAAAATTGAACCACCCTCCCTTCTTTTTTGTGAAGTAATAGTAAGATGAGATTCTGTGATAAATGCGATAACATGCTTTATCTTGGCGTAGGTCGTGAGGACAACAATGAGGTGAAGTATTACTGTCGTTGCTGTGGATATTCGGAAAAAAGCGGAGAATTATGTGTTATCAACATGGATACCGATACCCAAAATAGGATCCCCATTAATGAATATACCAAGCACGACCCCACCCTCCCCCATTTACATGATATGCTTTGTGTGAATAAAGAGTGCGAAACTTATAATGGCGCTGATAAAGATGTAATATACATAAGATATGATGAAAGTGACATGAAATATGTATATATGTGTTGTATTTGTGATAGTACATGGACGTCCAGTGAAAAAAACGTGTAATTTTAGAAGTGGGTAAAATTGATCCTCTTTTTCTATTCTCATAATATTATAAACAATATGGCGTCTATGCCCGATTTTGAAGACAAACTACCCGATGAAGATGCAAAAATAGAAGAGTCCGAAGACGAAAAAAGTGTAGTCGAAGATGATACAAGCAGTGTAGACGAAGATGAAAGCGTGATTGAGGATGAGATTGAAGACATGTTTGAAATTGAAGATCCTGCTGAAGAAGAACAGCCTGCGCCTGTTGTGGAAAAGGTAATGTCCGACGCAGATATGTTGGGTCTCGGGGACGATTCGGATATGTCGGACGATGAATATGACGATTATGAAAAGTTCGGTAGCACAATAAAGCAGGATGTGATTGCAAATCACTACCCTGAATTGGTTCAGCACAACTACGAAGAAATCAAGAAACTTCTTGATATTACGCGCGATGATACTGGTGTCATCCGAGATCCATTTCACCGCACGATTCCAATCATCACGCGGTATGAAAGAGCTCGGGTGCTCGGTGAAAGGACAAAGCAACTTGATGGAGGTGCACATCCTATGATTGCCATAGAACCCAATATCATCGACAGTTATACCATCGCAGTGAAAGAATACGAACAAAAGAAAATCCCATTCATCATCAAACGCCCCCTTCCGAGTGGCGCATGTGAATATTGGAGACTACGTGACCTTGAATACATTTAAGCAACTTGTTATGACTTGTTTTTTATAACAAGTTATTGATTTTTATAAAAAATTGATTGTGTTGACAGCCCAATACTGTATGCATACAAGCAAACAAACAAGCAAACAAACAAGCAAACAAACAAGCAAACAATGGAATACAAAGGCGAAGAACTCAACTTATTCTATCTCATGAAGAAGGCATTGGCTGATCACAAGCGACGCACCGTTCGCATGAAGTACTATCCTCATAACATGGATGAATGGGAAGCCGAGCACAAAGTCATTGAGAAAAACTATCGTGAACTCATTGGTGTAGTCCGAAAAGAAAGACTTGCCAAAGAGCGCGAAGAAAATGAACAAAATGCGGCACAAGCACTGCTCATGTTGAAAGCATCTACCGAAAAAAAAATGGATGCAAAGAAAAAGCGCCAGGAAAAGAAAGCTGCCGCAAAGAATGTGATAGTCGTACCACGAAAATCATCGCGCATCGCAAATAAGAAAAAATAATTGGGTTGGTTATCCCATAAATATACATTGATTTCAATGTATATTTTTTATGATTATGCTTCTTCAGCGACGGGAGCCGGATCGGAAATCATTTCATTTTCGAGTTTGTCCAGATCATCCTCGTTTTTCAGAAAATGCTTATGAATAACATTGGAAATGGACGTTCGTTTCATGACGTCATGTGGATTAATGTTCTTGTAAAACTTTCCGGGATTCTCCAACACATCCTTAATTAGATGAAAATCTACACCGGGATGCCCATTTAATGGAATAGTCATATTCGGGAGATATTGTTCAATGCGTGTACAGCCATAATAAAGTGGGGTACAAAGGTTAAGAAGCGGGTCAATAACCTTTTCCGAAAAATAGGCCGGATATACTGTGTTTTCAACGGCGATTGTAAACATATAATCGCGAAACATCTCTTCCGATGATTCAAATGAACCTTTAAGACGGGGGTCCGTAACCCCCTGTTTTATTAGATTCTCTGCGCCCCTACCATAAACATCAATCGGAAAATTAGAACGAAGTATCATGTCCAAGAGAGTTACTCTATATGCATGACCTGGCATAAAATCCTTGTTTGATACCATGATGGACATCAATTTTGTTTTTCGTGTGGGTATTTCCTTTGGAAGAGGAGCATGCAATATATACGCATGGTCGCATTTAAATTGTGACGGAAGCCCCCTATAGCAACCAATATAGTAGTTAGATACTCGTTTATGAACATAGTAGACAAATTTTAAGCTGAGGCCCAGAATAGACGGTGGCTCATGAGCAAGACCAATCACATTTTCAATAGGTAGGTTATGATCAATAGCCGCAGTATTTAATAGTATAACATGTGTGTAATCATCTCCTTCCGTAAACTTGTATCGCACATTATATTCCGGGTCTGACATTAAGTCATGGTTTTTCTCAAACTGTTTCCATATGTCACTACCACAATATGACGAAAAAATGCGTATAATAATCATTATGTTTTAACACGATGTCTATCTTTATTCCATTATCGAGGTACATATACATCCTTGAGGACGCTTTTTACCAGTTTTGATTTCGTTGCTTCATTTGATTCATCGTCGTCGCCGCCCAATGTTTCGGTAATTATTTTTAAGTATGCCTTATTTTCTTCGGTATCGCATTCAAGAGCCGTAGGATGATCTCTCTCCCATTGCGTGACATTTTCGTAGTTTTTATCCTCCACAGCTTTAATGATTCGACGCAGCGCAGTCTTTTCATCCGAGTCTTTTTGCCACGTATCCCCCTGCTTTATATACAACGTTTCACGTTTGAGATCTGTGCAGTGCAATGGTCTTCGATACAAGTCCATGCACGACAATGAATTGTTCAATATAGAGCGGATGCCGTCTATATACCCAACATTTCCAATATGCTCCAGCTCCTTCACGCCAATTTGGAGATTTTGAATAAAATTCTGTATAGGTATCGCATCCTTACATTGCGTATTAAGAAAAAAGTTGATATTGAGATAATTGTTATTGACAACGCTAACTGGCTCAGACGATTTTGTTATAAGAGTCTCCAACTGCTTTTGTTGTTTCTGTACAATTCCCATAATATTATTATCCTGCTCTATTGTTTCATTCTTAAATTTACATTTTTTCTTATGGTACCACAGTCCATTTCTTGCTGAAAATGTGCGTCCGCAATCGCATTTATACTGTCGTTTTGTCGGTTTCGATTGCAACAAATTGCTCCCTGCAACTACTGGGGTAGCACTTGGTTGTGGTTCGACATGACTGGCCTGTTGCAGTTTTAATTCGTTATTTTTACAGTGCTTAGCAGTATTCAGGTGCATTTTGAAATTACTCGCTTTTGTACAACTGAAATTACATAATTCACATACATATTTTAATTGATTATCTTCACTCATATAAGATCTACCTATATTGTTTGTGAGTATTAAACCATTAATTGCTATTTTTAAAACACTTGAAATTTTTATGAGCATGTTTCAGTAAGATGTTGAAATTTGAAAATTTCGATATTTTGGTTTCAAAAAATCGAAAAAATGTGAAAAATGACACTAAATGATTGGCTTTGCTAAACATTATATCAAATGCCAATAGTGCTAAAACCGGCATTTTTTGGCATTTTTTTTCGATGCAAACAAATGTTATCAAACCCATTTTTTTCTGAAAAAACGCCTTACTGATCAGTCACAAAAAAAAATAAGAGCATTTTTGATTTTTACGAGAATACTGATTAGCAGTTTTGCTGCAAAATTTTTAAATTTATCGGTATTTTTTGGACTTGCAAAAAAATGCCAAAAAATGCCGAAAAAATGTCGCGCTTTGTTACTATAAAATGCAGTGCATGTAGTCGCCTATGAAAAAACTCAGTAAGGTCTCAGTCTTGTTCAAAAAATTTTTTGGGGATTTTTTTCGAACATTTTCATTTTGGTTTCTGAGCAGTTATGCTCAGACAGTTGTTCGGCAATGGAACGCAAAATTTTGGGGCGTTCAAAAAGCGTTCAAAAACGTTCAAAAAATACACCCGAAAAATGCGAAAATTGAAAAGAGAGTGGAAATGTGGACAACCATTTTCAGTCACAAAAGTGCAAAATTTAAAATAGTGTTGTGAGCATCATGCTAACAACCACTTTTTCATTTTTTACAAACTTTTATTTTGTTTTTTTGGAAAATTTCGTTGTCCATTTTTGGAAAAACGAAAAAAGTTTGTAAAAAAACAAAAATTTACAAAAATTTACAATTTCAAAATTGACTTTTTTATCATTCCGATAATGGACAATAGCAATATTGCAGTGTTAAATAATTTTATTATTTCAGTTTTTAGAATTATGCTCAGCTCAGTCACAAATGCCAAAAATGTGCATTTTTCGCATTTTTGAGGTTATTTAGCAACAATTTTGGGCCTATTTTGGACCACCCTTCGGACTACACCAAAAAGTGCTTGTGAGCATAAATCCGATCCACCCAAGCACTTTTATTAGCATTTATGCAGAAAGACATTTTAACGAATGGTCTGATAATTGCGCACAAGCTGTCCAATATGGACAATCCTACTCTCTTTGGGAGCATTTCCGATGATTGCCCACTTTCGAAATTTCTTTGAAAACTCGCATAGTAAAACAGCGGTTTTATCCAGTTTTACATATTTATGAGGAGATGTATTTTGAAATTCTTCTTCATCATCGCTTTCTTCAATGGTATCAAGATTGTCGTTTTCGCGGACGATACGAAACATTTTATTCAACTTTACACTGGTTTCGTAATTGTTCACGGTGGCCTTTCCAAAGTATTCACGTGACCCTTTTTTGCCGTATGCAAACAGATGATATGTGTCTGCCATTGGATCTGCTTTCACTTCAAAAACAGTTTTATGTCTGTACTGCGGCTTTGTAAAATCATGAGAATATGCGCAACTTAGTTCAAGACACGAAAGCTGCCCCTTTGGTTTTGATGGTGCAGTTGCTTTTGCGAGAGGAACGTTTAAGCATATTGTGCGATCTTTGTAAGATTTGTATTGTATGTGATGTACGCTGTAACCGATATTATCTCTTACACCTTGCGGTAAAACTCCATTGTACTCATTATCCGCTTTCCAAATATAAGGCATGAAGAAATGTGTTCCATACTGCGAAAACATGCCTTTGCATGTGTCCACAATACTGGATATTAAATACCATTTTTCATATGCATGATAACCGCGCATAGACAGTCCGCTATAATATAACACATCCTCAATTACATAATAATTATGTGTTGAATTGTTCGATGAAATCATACTGCCATATACGATTGTCCCAAGGGCTAATGGGATGTTGTCGTGATGAAAACATGTGCATCTCCCCAATTTCCGTTCCCTATCCATGTCAAAAAATAAGGCTACATATTTATCATCCTGAAATGTAAACCAACATAGCACTTTTTTCCCGTAAGGAATGGCCGTACATATGTCGTATGTCGTATCTTTCTTATGACGCATAGTTTCATAGGAAAGTTCGTATTTTGGAATACGATTCAAGAATTCCATCGTTTCATGTTGTTCCAGCTCCATTACACTGCATAATCCATTAGCTTTATGTATATTTCCTAAATACTACATATTCAATGCATTGTTAAATTCTGCATCAAGGTCGTCGTCGGAATCAGAATCATTGTCATCATTTGAGTTTTTCAAATGCATTGTAAACTCGTCGTTCAGTGAGTGATCATCATCAGGCGGTTCAGTCAGAACAGTAGATTTCATAACGGGTTTTGTGAATGACGTTTGTACATATATATACAGCTTATGGATGGCAACAATAACAAGAAGATAGAGTATTGAATAAAATAATAGGCCCATAATAGTATTATATAACATAAACTTATGTCACGAACGCAAAATTGAATTGAACTGTGTATCAATATACCGGCATACAGCAAAATGATTGATATTATCCTAATTGATAAAAAAGGGCAGGTAAAGAATGCATCTGTCAAGAGTACAGAGTGTGATGCATTGTCGCGTAGAGCGGGGTTTAAAAGTGTGGATGGGTTTGAAAAGCGCACCACATGGGGATGTACTGTAAAAGGAAAGAAATTTTCAGTTGCGTTATATGCAAAAGACGCCGGTCGAGCGAATTATGAGAATAAGTATGATCTCCCCCCGCCAGTTGATTCCGTCCTGTATTTTGGTACAATGGTACTTGTCAATTACTCAGGTGATAAGCCAGTCAATATCTCGGTAGATGATTGGAATCATATATATGAACATTTGTTCGGCGGGTTTGAAGATTTGGGCAACGAAGAAGAGAGTGAAGAGAGCGAAGAAGAGAGTGAGGAAGACCGTCCGCGTACTAAAGAGGGGTATGTCATTGATGACTTTGTTGTACCCGACGATGAGCTTAGTGAAGAGGACTATATCTAACCTAAAAAATTGAATAGATACTTACATGTTTTTATTGCATACAACAATGGCGTCTTACATAATCAAATACCCAGATGACTTTCGCAAAAAAGTGGCTAAACGTCTTACTGATCTACTCGACAATGATCGACATGGTATAAATCTGGAAAAGGGAATCTTTAACTTTACCATACGCGAGGCACAATATCGTAAAGTTATTAAAAAATGGTCGAACAGGCATTTTGTAAAAATATATCAATCAAAGCTCTGGACGGTTCTTAGTAATGTAACCAAACCGGCAATTATAGAGGCAATCAAAACTGGAGATATGGAGTCCCAGCAATTGGCATTTATGACACATCAAGAGATTAACCCCGAACGTTGGAAAGATCTTATTACACGAAAGATGAAGCGTGACGAAAGCAAGATGTCGCAGCGGATTGAGGCAAGTACGGATATGTTTACGTGCAAACGTTGCAAATCAAAGAAATGTACGTATTATGAATTGCAGACGCGAAGTGCGGATGAACCAGCCACGATCTTTATTACATGTATTGATTGCGGCAAAAATTGGAGGAATTAGCTCCTACCCCCAATTGATGCGTGTTTGGTTTACCAACCAATCTTTTTTACAGCTTCCATCGAAACATGATTCTTAATAAATTCCCATACTTCAAACCGTGTCATAATCGGTTTTACAAACCCTTCGTACCCGGTTTTCAGTGCGTAAAATGCAGGCCATGTGGATCTCATATTTTCAAACCGAAACATCCATGTCATGAAGAACATAAACTCCTGGTGACCGAAGGATCGTAATGAATTTAATATAATTTTTCGTTCCAGTGCATTTTTTCTGGTATTCCAACATATGAATAAGTTTTGAATTTTACGGGCGGCTTTGTCCGCCGTCGCATCTCGATATTCCAATGCAGATTTGCAAAATGTCAAATCGTGATATCCAAGGCACTTGAATATCAGCGGCTCCACGTCTTGAGGTATTATGTCCATAGCAATATTGTTAGTATACAATAAAATACAGGGAACAAGTTAATCAATTTTATGCAAATAATCAATGGTGTATATGGAGGTTGTACCATCCGTATTTGTTTCCTATTTTATCCAAATAGTATGCAGACGCCCAGCCAATGAATGCACCAATCGTATCTCCGATATTATTTATAAAAGGATCAGGGCCTGACTTTCCGCCTGGCCAGAAAACAATGTACCGATTAATAATATTTATGCCCATTTCGGTATTTTCCAAAAACTCAAATACAGTATGTAGAATAAGCCAGAACAGTAGAGATATGTTCCAAAAATAGGCAACTATACCGACAGCAAAATGAAGGTATGTAAATTGATCAAATAAGGGTATCATATAACATACAGCCATAAATTATCATTTTCCGTCGTTTTTGTAAGATTTCTTAATCTGTAAAGAATACTAAAATTTGATAAGACACTTGTTTTTTGCCTCTTTTTTAACGGGGGCATTGGGATCATGAGATAGACGCCAATTTGTATCAGTCATGGACTTGTACGTGTCACTGTTTGACGTGAATATCCGATACCCATTTTTTTTGTAAAACGCGCGCCGTGCGTTCCATTGGTTCATAAAGTGTTCGTGGGGATCGATAAGATCTACAACCACTGGGTTGTTGCCGCGCACGCGCAGGATTCGCCCCACAGATTGGGTGATGTCGGTTTTAGGAGATGCCATTACCAATGTGGATAGTGTTTTGATGTCAAGTGCTTCTGCTGCCATTGCATATGTTGCGAGGACAATCTGTTTACCTTCGCTTTCTTCCAGTGCGGCTGGCTTCATACCACCTACATAATAACCACAAGTTGCAAACCCTCGATGTTCGATTGCCTCAAACATGTAAGTAAGGAGTGCGCGTTGATGTGTGAGCACGATGATTTGCTTATTGTTATTTTCTGCAATGAGGTCTTCTAACATTTTTACCAGGAAATCGCTACGAGGGCCAAAATTACTGACTTTTGACAACATTGTGCTGTATTTAGGTGTCCCTCGCCAATCATATTCCACCTCGTTAAAATCACTATCTTTTGATTTCCAGTATACCCCTCTTACCATAACCTCATCATCACCCGAACGTTCTTCGGAATAAATGCGTTCTCCAATAAACATGTATAATACATGCGTAAGTTTGTCCTTTCTCTCGACGGTTGCAGAAATACCCAGCATATAAGGCGTCACTGCTTTGAATAGCGCTTTTGAAAATTGTTCGCTTCCGATTCGGTGAACCTCATCTATAATTGTGAGACCGAACTCACTGAATGCGCTTTTCCCAAAGTCCTTGATGTATAGGGTTTGCAGCATACCGATTACAATGTCCTTATCTTCAACATCGAATGTGCTTCCTTGGATTCGCCCCACGCGTGCGTTTGGTAGGAACTCCTGAATTCGCTCAACCCATTGATTGAGGAGAAACTCTTTGTGGACAATCACGAGGGTTTTTTGTTTGAGTTCACTTATTATTTTGAGCGCCATTACGGTTTTTCCTCTACCGCAAGGCACTTCAAGAATGGCTCCGCCGCCCTTGTCGGTATTCACATGTTTTACGTATCGACTTACAATATCCTTCTGATAATCGCGGAGTTCCTTTGGGAACGCAAGATGCTCCCCATCAGATGCATGAATGCATAGATCGGTTGTGTCTGGGATGCCAAACATGCGTTCGCCATAGAAGCGCGGGATGTAGATCTTCTTCTCGCTTTCCCGGTAGCAATAAAACCCATCGACTGCACCACCAATCATGGCGTTTACTTCGGGTTTGGCATATAGATCTTTACGAAGTGCGTCTAACTGATCTTCCGATAGTACACTTTTAGCTATAACGTAGCCGCGCGACCCCATACGAGAGGTTTTGCGAATGTTTTCTTTTTCATCAATAGTTAATTCCATAGGTATATGTAATACAGTAAAAATCCGTATATCATTTTGCGTGAAAAAATCCTGGAGTATAGTATATAATGAAATTTCTCCCCGAGCTTACTGTCAAAGAACTCGTTGTGGTTGGAGCCCTACTTTTTTACATCACCACTGACCTGGGAACCCCTGGTTTTATCGCGCGCGTCATGGACTCTGTCGCAGGAAAGCTCATTGCTGTACTTGCGGGACTTATGTTGTTTAGGAAACAACCTGTCATTATTGTCATTCTCGGCGTATATGCCCTATACATTCTTGTAGAACGTTCGGGATATGTTGTGGCACGTGATGCTATCCAAGAGCATACTCCCAGCCAGCTTGAGAAGGACATTGTTATGAATGAACTTCAGCCCGCGGATGAGGTTACGTTAGAGGAAGAACTCGTGGCAAAATTTGCCCCGATTAACAGCGAAATTGCCCCCTTGATTGACACCTCATTCAAGCCTACCGCTGCTGATGTGAACGGCGCGTCTGCTATCTAAATCTCTGTAATTTGATGTTAACCATCAAATCGCATTACTTGCTGAAACCAAGGTCCTGGTTAATTTTGAATGCTTCGGGTTCGCGATTGAATACTGTGGTTAAGAACGCCGTGATTGCAGTTGTGTAAAGTATTCCAGAAAAAACGATACCGCGAATGCTCATGCCAGTTTTTACCGTTCCTGTCAAAGGCAATGTCAAGAATACAGTTAATAATGATACGGCAATAAGGAGTGCAATAACATACCACCGAATGCCTTGACCCGTAAAGTTCTCTGGATGCGCCATAATTTTTAGCCATGAAGGTAGGATACTTGCAGGAAGCCAATTAAAGTTGGCATATTCGGTCTCCCGGGGAGGATATAGCTGTTCTCCCTTGTAGAAATAGAATTGTGGATTCGAGCCGCGTGTCATAATTGACATCACTGCTGCCACAAAACCAATAAATATGTACATGGAAATTGCCAGTTGGGTAGAATTTTTCTCAATGAGCCCTTCTGAAAAGTGAAGCATGATGATTGCAAAAAAGATGTACCATATGATTGAATTTGATTCCGCGATTCTCTTATGGATACATTCAATAAATGAGTCTTTTTCGTTTGCTGGACATATGGTATTACGGGTTTTTTCATCTTTCCCCCATATGATGGTGCTCTCAATAATGTACGAGCGGTAAAAATACGGTACGATCATATAGACACCAATAAGCGAAATCAAGAACATTCCTGAGAACGTTGCGTGACGCTCGAACATACTGTTGGCGGAAATTTTCGAGTATTCACTGTTGATGGGGATATTGTATGCAGCAATGGTGTCAGCACTTTCCCCGGTGGGATTGCAATCGATGTATATTTGTTCATCGTTTGTAAGGTTAAGTGGAATGATTGAATAGTCCTTCATGTTGGGCGCTTTTATGAATTCTGGTACTCCTCTGAATGTATCTGGATATTCGGGTACAAATAACGGAGTAGTAAATACAACCGAAATAATGTTGTTGTTTTTGTAATAAAATGCGTTCTTTTGCTTATCAATTACGCGAGCAAAATTAAACGGCTGTGTGGTATCATCATCCTTGTTGAACTCTACAACGGACGAGATTAAATTGCTTACTGGAGTACTTTCGGCAACAGGATCGACCATGATAGGCAAGTATAAATACAACTCACTTTCATTTGAGTGGGTGTGCTTAATTACAATCTCTCCCGCTTGCGTGAGACCTGATATATTATGTATTTTTCCCGTAAAATAGAATTCGGTTGGTAGATAATCGACCCCCTCAATCGTTATCGTCTTATCCGGATAGATGCTATTAAGACGGGTAATTTGTACATAATCATTCAGTTTACGTAGTGTATTATTGTTAAGGTTAAGGGAACGAGACGTGCTAAAATCATGAATGAGTATTCTATTTAAATCTGGTTCCTTATTTGGGTTAAATGATGCCATATACTGTATAGGTATACAAAATATAACAATAATGGTGTGATTACAAAATTGTGGGGATGTATCGGAGAGTTGCGTTTTCGTATTTGGTTACTGTAAATACGTCGTTGTAACCGTCAACAAATACCGTATCGCCACTTACAATGGAATCGCAGCCGTACTGAGAGCTACAATTTTTGCCATTTACCTTTATGGGGAGGCGCGTATTTACGGACCCGGTATTAGACGTGGTATAGTACTCCCATAAATCACGACCCCGGTCAGATGCCCGGCCCATTAGGGGTAGAATCAAGTTTTCCGGAGAACCTTGACGGGTGAGGATACCAATTTGTTGAAAGTTGTCGTCTTGACCGCGCGTGCGCGTATTAATAGGGACACCTTGTGTATGGTCTTTAGGTGCTCTAAATGGATCCGAAAAAATATTGTCTTGTTTTTCATTTGTTACTTTTACGTTTACTTCCGGTATAACAGAAGACTTTTGTTCTGGGATACGCATTACATAGTACGTAATACCAATTGCGATTATTAACATGAATAAGGTCATGTTCTCAATACATATTACGCCAGGAGGACAATGGCTTGTCATTACAATACAGACATATATTTACCCAAGCGCCTTTTTGATGAACTTGAGTGCGTCAATGAATTGAGAACCACCTTTCTCCATTAACGACAATCCGGGCTTGGCGTCATTTGGAACGTCTTTAAGAACGACTTCACTTAATCGTGCAAATTGACTTCCTACAGTTGATGTTTTTAACCGTTTGCAGTTGTAGCAGAGATCCCGAACCCAACGAGGGAAGTGTAAGAAATGATATCCGATGAGTCCGAACACGATTCTGTCTAAATACATAAGCATTCTCCACATTGCGGCCTCAGCGGGTTTCAGATCAATGCCGAATAGTGCCATAATGCCAATCAGAAGACCAAATGTGCATAGGTAAAGAATCTTACCGAATGTTTCAAGAGCATACCATAATAAGCATGATGGCGCAGTAAACAGTATTTTCATAAAACAGAAGAGGTGAGACAATGAGAATTCTATTATGTAAAGAGTTAGCACGAACCATTCCCAAAACCCCTTCATGATTGACATGATAGATAGCGACACTGCCATTATAGCACCCGTTACTAAGAATAATGTCCCAGTAGACAGATTTACAAAGAACTTCGCGAGTCCCAGCACATTCGTCAGGATTTTTCCTATACCGATAAAAATCTTAACGATTTTACCTACAAATGCTTCTCGTTTTGGTCGTTTTTTAAGCCCTACTGTGTACAAAGCTTCATTGTAATAATGTTTCGTAGCTTTGTGTATACTAACGCCGGTCGCTTCTTCATATAAATATGCGCCGACCAGCGAAAATATTGCAATGATTAAAATTAATTGTATAAGATCAGGGTTCATATACAATAAGATACGATTTTACTCCGATGACTCATTCATGAATTTACGACCAAGATCCTCAAGGTGTTTGTATTTGTTGATAAATGCTTCCGTTTTTTTCATAAGGGGCTCAAGCTTTTGTGCACCACCAACGACCTCATTTTGGATCTTCAGAATATTCGTAAGGTCCTCTTGAATGTCTTTTCTCTTACTTATCATGTCCTTTAATTGGTCCTTGGACATATTTGCAAAATCATCCCCCATGTCGTCGTCTTCGTCAATGGGGTCTTCTGGTTCATCATCATCTTCGGAGTTTTTCTTGGACTTTTTGTCCTTATTTTCTAAACCTTCCTTCCGCTGTTTCTTGTACATAATAAAGGTGTGTGCTGCAATAATAGCGATGGTAAGCACAATAGTTACATTACGCGTAAAAAACGAAACAATAAGGCCGGTCAATAAAAATGCAAACATTGCAGGCATATGTTTATAGTAAATGAGGTATGCTGCATTGAGTAGCGCAAACAATACAACAACATTTATAACGGTAGTTTCTTTGATCAATCTCATCTTTATAGTATAACAGTCGAATAAAAATGAGACATTAAACAGAATTTTCAACGGCAATTGCAATTAGATTTACTACATCATTTACAATTGTAGCACACACTTCTGATGAGTTTACATCAGGTTCTCCTGTATGATCTACCTCTTCTGGTATTATATCGTCAGATAGGTCGCTTGTGCTGTCCATTTCATTTTTTGTGGAAATGAATAAGGGATCGTCACGATATGCAGGTGGAATACATTCATTCTCGTATATATCAAGTACTTCTTTCACTACTTCTTCGCGCTGAATATCGTCACTTTGAAATTCAATACTGGTAATACTTGAACTTCGGCGCCCGCGAAATTTATTGAGAAAGTCTTCCAGACCATTCATTGCTTCTCCTCGGTCATGTTGTTGTAAATCGCCGGTAATAACGATTCTACTATTTTCTCCGATGCGCGTGAGAAGCATTTTCATTTGAGCAACGGTGGAGTTTTGCATTTCGTCGGCGATAATCCATGCATTTTTAAAGGTTCTCCCGCGCATGTAACCAAGAGGAGCAATTTCTATTTTCTTCTCCTCGATAAGCTCAGTCACTTCTTTTACGCTCATAAATGTGTATAATATATCATAAATAGGACGTACCCATGGTGCCATTTTGTCTTCAAGGGTACCAGGAAGGTATCCCATGTCCTCATCTACTGCTACCGATGGCCGTGTGAAAATAATTTTTTCTATAGTGCCTCTCATAAAATAACGAATACCATATTCAGTTGCAAACAATGTCTTTCCTGTACCTGCAGGTCCTGTGGCAACAACAATCTTGCTTTTCTTTTGTCCTAACACTCTGGTATATCGTTCCTGACTGATATTTTGTGGGCGGGTAAACATGTTCTCCAGACGCTCTTTTTCACCTACGGATAGGTACTGATAATTATCGCCTGTATTACTAACCGTTTCGGATGTTTCGTACATATCATCCATAAAGCGGGCATCAATGTACTTTTTGCTGCGTTTGTTACGCCGGGACCCATCAGTCTTAGAATTTTTGTTGTGCATGGGAGAGGGCGCTAATATATATTGCCTCTATATAAAATAAAAAACTGAAAACAATTCATAAAAATATTATTTATTACCGTTAATGCTCATGTTACACAGGAATAATATTAAAAATATATAAAAACCAAGTATGGATGTATATAATGAATCGCATTGAGCAAATGGAAATGGTCCAACGCGCCGGACTTGAGCTATTTAAGAAGAAAAACGCTGATTATGGAGACGCTTTTGCCAAATATGGTGTTATTGGGGTTCTTATGCGGATCGGAGATAAAATCCAGCGATCTATGTCTATTACAAATAATGGAATTGCACTGGTTGATGATGAGGGTATCCGTGACACACTTGTTGATTTACATAATTATGCGGCAATGGGAATTATGCTTCTTGACGAAGGTCGAGACATAGAAAAACCCAACAACCATTAGTAAGAGCTGTTCTTATCACAAATTCTCAACGCAACGAGCTCTTAAAATGTTATATCCTAACCTATTATAATTAGAAATATATTTTTATTAGCATTTTTGCTGTTAAAACAATTACAATTAATCAATATATGCTAACAAATATTCATTTATGAAAAAACATAAAATCTACACCCTCTTTATTGTAATTTAGGAATGACGGATTCCACGACGACCGAACCCTTGCTTACTCCTGACGATAGCCGCTATGTAATGTTTCCAATCAAGGATAATGACATCTGGAAGATGTATAAAAAATCGGTGGATAGCTTTTGGGTTCCACAGGAATGTGATTTGTCTCGTGATTTGGGTGACTGGGAAAAGCTGAGTAAGGACGAAAAACATTTTATCAGTATGGTGTTGGCGTTTTTTGCTTCATCCGATGGAATTGTATTGGAAAATCTGGCCATTCGCTTTATGGGTGACGTGCAGCTGGCCGAGGCCAGAGCTTTTTACGGCTTCCAAATTGCTATTGAAAACATCCATAGTGAAATGTACAGCCTATTGATCGATACGTACATCAAAGACAAGCAGGAACGCGACAAGCTATTTAATGCACTTGATCATTTCCCCTGCATTCAGAAAAAGGCCGACTGGGCTCGAAAATGGATTGGCGACCACCGCAGCTCCTTTGCGGCCCGGTTGGTGGCCTTTGCAGTGGTCGAGGGAATATTTTTCTCTTCAAGTTTTGCTTCCATCTATTGGATCAAGAAACGAGGCCTTATGCCAGGACTCACATTTTCAAATGAGCTGATCTCTCGCGACGAAGCTCTCCATACGGAGTTCGCTATTCTGTTGTATACCAAGCTTCAAAAGAAGCTATCGAAGAAACGCATTCACGAGATTGTATCCGAGGCTGTAGAAATTGAAAAGGAGTTCATTTTGGAGGCTATCCCCTGTCGTATGATTGGTATGAACTCCAAGCTCATGAGTCAATATATCGAGTTTGTTGCTGACCGTCTGTGTGTGCAACTTGGATACGATAAAATTTACAACAGCGCTAACCCATTTGATTTCATGGAGTTGATCAGTGTAGAAACCAAGGTGAATTTTTTCGAGCGCACCAACTCTGAATACTCGCTTGCCAATAAGAAGGTAGATGCGAATGTATTCGATTTCAATGCCGCATTCTAAGTATATGGAATGTATGTTGTTGAAACATACATTCTACTGCAAGAAAACTACAAAGGTAAACGTAAGATAGAAAACTGCAATTACAGAAACAAATGCGTAGTGTAAGTAAGGTATGCGTTGCCACGTGCCTTCTGGTACATATTCTGGAATAAGATCACCATGATGGTTCATGAAACTTGCAAATTCCTGTGCAGCAGACATACCAATAATGATGGAGATGATGAGAATTGCACTCCCCAATGCGGTCATCAATAACCGTAAATTACGATCGGAAAAGGTGTTACTAAAACCGATAAGTGCAATTGCAACTGTGGTACTTACAAACATATTTCTTTGTGATGAAATAAGTGCTCTATATACGGCATTAGGATCAATTGCGGTATCTTCTTTCATATACCATACATTGCGAAAGTATTTGGATAATAAAGCTTTATGTATAATATAATGTTTGTATCTTCTCATTTGAACATTCTGTGTCTTATAGCTTATTTTGGTGCAGTTATGTGCAGCAATAAGGATATTATTCTAACGCCAAACGATGCGAGTAGGGGCAGTGATATAGCCATGATTCTCGCCCCTGGTTGTGGAATAGGACCCGATGCTTACATCCCCCTAATGGAGTCCCTTCAAAAGCTGATTCCTGGTTTATGGGTGGGCATTCCGTCTCTACCCGCGAACGTGTCCACACTCGGAATGAAGAAGGCGGTAAATCGTGTAGCAGGGTCGCTTCTGGAGGCGGGACTACCCGCCGATCACGAAACTTTCTACAGTGGTCACTCTCTTGGGGGCGTTGTAATTTCTTCCCTGGTTTCTAAGCCAGAGAAGCTCCCCGATGGTTTCAATAACCCGAAGGGGATGGTTCTTATGGGATCATTCTTGACACGATCATTTAAGTCTGATGCGGTGGCGGAAGAAGGACCTGGTCAATATGCATATCCTACTTGTCCTGTACTTACAATCGGGGGCGAGCTTGACGGACTCTGTCGCATTTCTCGCATTGCCGAGTCTTCGTTCACGATGATTAACATGGCAGAGGATCCTGTGAAGAATGCACATTACTTCCCAGTAACGGCCATCAAGGGAATGTCTCACATGCAGTTCGCCTCCGGGGAAATCCCTTTGCTCGTTAAGGAACGAGACTTTGTTCCGGAGATCACTTACGACGAAGCGCACGCACTGGTAGCCGCTGATATGTCTTATTTCATGCAGGCCATTCTTGGGGATGCTTCGTTTAGCCAACTGGATGCACGTATGCTTGCATCGCAAGAGCTCTTTGCGCCCCTGATTGAGGCTCTGCAGATGGAGGGGTTCCATCAGTTCAAGCCTCCATGCTACTGCGAGGCAGTCGATGAGTACGGAGGTCTTGAGTACGGAACTTGTCCCGAGCAACCGGGTTGTACTGCGGGCACCCCATGGACAGCGCGGGCAACAACCATTATGGGTGGCGATGTGAAGGGTCTTGAGTTTACCACGATGGATTCGCAGCATATCGTCACAGAGGAAGACCCGTCCTGTCACTTACCCAAGGTGCATGCGGGCACCGACCACGCCACGGGTGTGAAGACAGCGAACACCCCCTCGGGGAACCCTGGTAACGGCAAGGAATCGGCACTGTGCGATGATGCGTCGCGCTGCACGCTTGAAATGACCTCCGTCACCCAAGTGTGGTACGAGACGGGATCGGAGTTGGATATTTGGCGGTTTTCTATCGGATCCGATACCGTTGATTCAGGCTTTCTTCCCGTCTCTGCAAAAGAACTGAAGTCCAAGATGAAATCGCGGCAGGCGATTTGGCAGGCAGCCAATGTCACGGGAGCCATGGCTTTGGATCTCGACGTATCAGACGGTTTGGAAGCAGCCCGCTGCGCAGAAATCAACCAGGCTGCAATTGATTATGCACTAAACCTCATTCCCGACGCCACCCGCAAACGCTATGAGAGCGTGGGACAGCAGTTAGTGGTGTCTCAGGCGGACAAGAAAGTCTGTGCGGCGGGTCCGTGTTGGATCTGGTCTGGGCTCGATTACAACGATCGCGGTGATCAGGGGGTGGAACTTTTTTCAGCTTCGTTTCCCTACAAAAATTCAAACCCTTTTCCCTGTGGGGAAAAAGGAGTAGAGGGAAAGCATCTGCCTTGCCCTGCAGGAATGCACTACTGCAAGCTACTCAGTCCAGCCCGGGCAGTGGAGTGGATGTACGTTGACTCGCTTCGCTTGCATGCTTCTCTTAAAAAGCAGATGTCTAATGTTGGAGCAACTTGGAACCCTTTTAAACCCGACACTGATCCATGCTGTGAGGAGTGTGACTCCTCTGTTGGTCTCGCGAAATTCTGGTCTATTGATGACATATTTAATCAGTGCGGCGAGGCTTGTATGTCGCCCGATGATTACGACCTGTACCATAAATTTGAAAAGAACTTGTTACCAGCGGAAGGTACCAATACGCCATGTGCCGACCACGGTTACCCGAACTATAAGAAGACATTGACTCATGGAGCAGGGCCTATTAAAATGACCTTTGATATGTACACAAGTTGATATTAAATGCTGTATGTATAATATAATGTTTGTGAATTACTTTAAACAAGACATAACGAAAGTTCCGGCGTGCGTGAATAAACATAATTATAAACAACCGTCGACGCGACCGATAAGTTCTGATCCAGTGAATGACTATATTGAGCAATGTGGTTCCCTTGATGAAAACCAAATACCGTTTATCACATTTTTACCCGAAGATGATGATGGTACGGATTACCGTATTATTGACGCAATTAAGAATAACGTATTAAATAACGTATTAAATAACGTATTAAATAACGTATTAAATAACGTATTAAATACCGTCTCGATCCATGCATATGTTGGAGCAGTTACACTGGTTGGAACATATATTGTATATAAATTCATGAAAAGAGCAAAATAAACATTTTTCTCAGTATTTGAGAAAAATGTTGCTGGTTTACAATGCACTGTCATTGTAGTTTTTTGCAGTCGCGCGTTCACGACGATAACGGGTATAATCGCCCGATGATGCGGTAGTGGCCTTCTGATATTTTACGTCATTGTAATTAGTTCCTGAAGGTTTCCACGATAAACGCACAACACGACGCGTGGCCGATTCTTGACCAAGTCTATACCCGAGTCTATTTTGTTTTCCTGAGAATCCTTGTGCGCTTCCTCCTAAATTGGACATTATACATTACCGCGACATTTTTTGATGATTTGCGGTTACTTTAACAACTCAAAACATACTGATTGTATATATGGATTATATGGAACAGGAGGATGATTGCGATGATGTTAGTTTATTAGAAGAAGAGGGAGATAAAGTGAGTGATGATGAAGGCACCAACGGAATGAATGATATAACCCTTCAATGTTTGTTGAACGCAAAGAATTACAGAAAGGTTATGGAGGTAAAGGAGCCTGAAAATTACGGCGATACGTTTCTTAAAGATATGCAGAAGGAAAAAGGTAAGATAATGTCCCAAGTAGAGGACATTATTGACGGGAAAATGGTGAATAGCGATATGTATGTTTTGTTTCGGTCATTTGTTAAATGCTTGCATAGAACATGGGAACTTGAAAAAATACAGCAAGAGACTGATGACGAACGAGAACGTTATGAAGAAGAACAGGTACAAAAATATGCGGGTGCTTCTGGTTGGTCATTCTGGAGTTCTGACCGTGTGGTTAAACGAGGATAAATTCTACGGGTATATCAGATGCCAACTGCAAATACCAAATCAACGCGTCCGCAAAAACGAACGCCTAAAAATAAAACCCGCTGTGCTCCCAGATATAGAGGAGGACCAACATGCTTTACGGAATCCGCACTTCGAGAATTAGTGACCCAGTTTAACCGGCACAATAGCTCTCCCATTAAGGCGGATACCAAAAAGGGAATGTTGAGCGCATTAAAGAGGCGTATGCCAAAATGCTCGGAAAATGAAATGTGCTGGCTAAATACGCTTCCTATTGATGTTGCCGTGCGGCTGCGGTTTCTCCACTTTGCACCATCTGCGCCAAAGAAGTGGCGGACAAACATGGACACATGGCTCACGAATGTTGATATAGACTCGGTAATGTATCAATACATGGAGGCTTACCCTGATTTCATCTATTTTTCCCCTGCGCCCATTGATTTTGCGCAACGTACATGGTCAGGCGCATGCATAACTCCTGAAATATGCAATTTTAGTCCCAGGGGCATGGGCGATTATAAGCGAGCGGGATGGGTATTTAACCTGGACACACATGATGGCCCGGGAACACACTGGGTGTCATTGTTTGCCGACTTTAAGAAGAAATATATTATGTATTTTGACAGCGTGGGTAGCCCTTGTCCCGGGGAAATTCGGGACTTTATGGATCGTATCAAGCGCGAAGGTGGAGGAATGACTGAATACGAGACGATACGTGAGCATCAATTGGAAGATGGTCAATGCGGTATGTATGCATTACACTTCCTTGATACTCATGTAACACAAAAGATTAATGGACGTAAATCAACACCAGAAGAGATTTCAAATTATTTTAATGATATACAAATTAGTGATAAGACAATGTCTCAATTGCGTACCAAACTATTTAACATGTAATTCATGAAAATATGTATAGGTAGTGTATACTTATACATACCATGGCTGATTTGTCTCAATGTAAAGCTCATAATTATGACGTGGACCAAGCATGTACAGAAATGGAAGACATTGGTGATGAGAAAATATTAAAAAAAAATAGTCAGCGCGCATTCTTAAAACTCCATCCTGATAAAAATGATAAGTCTGAAGAGTGTCAGCAGATAGCAAACGAGAAATTTATCAAATACGGCAATTGTTATGATGCGCAAGTGGAAGCTCTAAAAAATACTCCTTTACAAGGTACGTCGACTGAAACTTCTCCCGAAACACCTATGGAATTGGGTGCTCCGGTTAAACCCAGTGAAGGAGAATCCAGCGAGGAACCGCCTGCGCAATCCAGCTTCGACAGTTCCAGTAAGCCTTTCGACGGTTCGACTGACAATGCGATGCCCAGCGACAGTGACGATCCCAAGCAAGATGCGGCGTCTGAGCCTATTGATAATAGCGCTCTCGTTATTCAAACAACTTCCGACGATGCGGTAGAGGGGACGTCTAATGAATCTGAGGAGGTGTCTTCCGAAGAAGCAAGTGGCGATGCCAATCCCGAAACTGCGGACCAAGAGTTTAATATTATTGACATAATGCCAGAAAAGATAGCCGAATTTAAAAACGCAATTGAAGAGACCGAAGGTGTCGAAGAATCGGAGGAACTGCTTAATCATAAGGAAAGGTTGGATGTGATGAAGACTGATTTTGATGCGTCGGTATTGGTATACGAGGAATCTATCTATAAACTCGAGGACGTAGATGAAGCAATGGAAGAAAAAATACGTAAGATCGAAACCGGTATTACCGATATTTATAATGCACTTACCGAGTTCAATAACCGGTATAAGCGGATTTTGCAGAAAGAAGCGTTTGAGAAAGAAGCATTTGTTATATACACCCGCGTATTCCCGGCACCTTTTGTCAACTCCAAGGGAAACAAGGTGGGACGCATCGAACATAGTTACGAAGGTCAGGTGCCATACGGACCGACTGATTACGTGGACCACTTTCTTGTGAATCTATACCGCAATATCGAAAATGAGACTGGGGCACAAAATGGGACGGATGCATTTGAATATACCGAGGCAGATCCTCTAACAATATATCCTGTCAAGGGAGCGGGAAAATCAAAGACCCTCAAAAAACGACACAAAAAGAAGTCAAAGAATCACCGAAAGTCCAAAACTGAGCGAAAGAAAAAGTAATATTATTAGGCTTTCATAATAATATGTACCCACTCAAATAAATTAAATACAATGAGGTATAAAACTCAATGGCAGCATTTGTAAATGAAGCAAATCAAAAACGATTGTGGGATGTCATATCCAGTCATCCGGATGTGTCTCGTGCGTTCTCCGACATTGAAGAACAGTCCAGATGGTTTAGAGAATTTATTCGAAAAATGCACTCCGAAGTAGGGCCCGTAGATGATAAAAAGCTGAGAAGAGTCAACAGGAGAACCTTGCAAAAAATGGCAGAAGACATAAAAGGACGTCTTGATCCAAAGCCAACGCAACAACCCCAGAATGTAAACACGATATATGAAACGCGACAACAAGAATATGCTACAATGTTTGACCGACCCGTGCCACCTGCGCCAAATTTTTCGGAACCTACCAATGATGAACGGCCGTTAACGCAGAATGAAATGAATGCATTAATGGAGAGTAGGAACGAAATCACTATAAGTAATCCATTTGCAAGCGAGTTACAATCGTTTCGTAATGATACAACAACCACGCTATCTGATATTGTGAAAATGATTTCCGATTTAAAGATTCAAGTAAATGGCGTGAAAACGCATCTCGAAGCAATCAGTGGAGAATTGGAATCAATGAAAAAGAATAGTGACAATGGGTCGGCAATGCCATTTATGTTTAATCAACTTAGCGATGATAGTGGTGTTGACAGTGACGTAAGTGTCCAAGAAAATATCAATACGGATCACGAGAACAACCATCATACCACAGATGTTCAAACGACCAATGAAACAAAGGAGGATAGTTCAGTGGAAGAGGTGGTTAATATTTCAGGCTGATTTTATAAGTACAATATATATGCTATTTAAATATCTATTTGGCGACTTCGTGTCGGAACACATACTCATTTTTCTTAGCTATTTTGCCATTATCATATTTATATTCCCTCTTGAAGGCATATTGTTTCCAAAGGTAACTGCTCGGTTGTATAAAGCAATACAAGACACGAAAAAGTTTGCTGATCCGTATGATATTTTGAACAATCTTAAAAAACTTAATGCGGCCGGTCTCATTATAGCGACAATACTCATTATGGTACTTGGAAAGCTGGCGGACATTGCAAAATTTGCGATCGAGTCATATTTGAATCCTTTGTACTTTAAGTACTTGCGAACTGCCATGTTTGCGGGTACTGTAAATAGAAGTGCATCTGATTACAAGGATATTAAAAGTGCGGAGTATTTGGCGCGAGGGATGGAACTCACACGAAATGTGCGAGACTTGTTTCATTACTTACTTGGTCATTATGTTCCATATGTTGTCATGACTATAGTGTATGGCGCGTATCTGTCGTACACTGTCCCGGGAATATGGAAAATCATGGCAGGTGGTAGCTTATTATTGCTGGTTTACAGTATTCATGCTGCATTTGAAGCAATGCATCTTGCAAAAGATCGGGAAGATTTTTTCACGAACACGGTTGCCGAAGAACTGCAAAGTAAGCTCAGTAATATGATGAACATAGTGGTAAACAACCAAGGAGATGAAGCAATTGCAAGCAATGATGCAATGGAGGATACCAACTGTAAAAAACTCAAAAAAATCATGGATCACGAAACGATTGCCATGGGCATTATAGACACGATCATGACGGTCATGTATGGTGCAGGCGCATTTACCCTTTATGGACATGTAGCCAATGGTACAATTAATGTTGAGACAACAATTGCATCGCTTCTTGTGTTAGGAAATTTCACGTCTTCATTGAACACAGTTGGTTATGGTCTTATGTACAATGTAGCTTACCGCGCCGGCATTATTAACTCCGGGAAGGACTTTATCAATGATGCATTCAAATATAGCAAACTGAAAACGAAGACAACCAATATTCCTCCCAGTGACATATATTTCAATAACGTTACTTTCTCATACGGAAAGGACGATGATGCTGTTCTTAACAATTATTCCCTTCAAATTTCGGAAAATGAAAAGATTGCGATCATGGGAAAATCTGGATCGGGGAAAACAACCCTTATGAAGCTGTTGGTCGGTCTTCACACTCCGAAATCGGGAAGCATTAAAATTGGCAATACCGATGTATCAAGCATAGACAAGAATTCGCTGCGCGAACACGTTAACTACAATAATCAGCGCACGGCCATGTTCAATGGTTCAGTAATTGACAACATGAAATATGGCAATTCCCGCTCTGAGAAGGAAATTCGCGGTATACTTAAAAAGTATGATCTTGAAGGGGTCTTCGTGAACGGTGTGGATGCGGATGTCGGTGTATCTGGCGGAGAGTTATCACTGGGAATGCAAAAGGTTACTATGATAATACGTGGTATCTGCAGAAAATCCAAAGTGCTCGTATTAGACGAACCGTTGGCTGGTCTTGATCGCAACACACGTAAGAAGATAATGAAATTAATTGTGGATGAAACGGGAGACAGGACATTAATTGTTATTACACATGATCAGGACATTCTCCCTTACATGGATCGTATTATTAACTTGGACGATCGATAAGTAAAATAACATAAACATAGAAAATATATATTTGTAACTACATGGAGTACTTACAAAAATGCCTTTACATAAATCTTAATCATCGCACGGACCGCTGTGAGCACGTGGAAGAGCAACTCTCCAATATGGGCATTCCAGGCACACGTTTCAGTGCGATTAAGATGGACGATGGTGCAGTCGGTTGTACATTTAGTCATATTAAATGCCTTGAGATTGCCAAGGAAAAGGGATGGGAGCACGTGTTTATTTGTGAGGATGACATCCATTTTCTCGACCCCGAGACATTCAAAACATCGTTTCGGCAGTTCATTAATTCGGGTATAGAATGGGACGTCATTCTCGTTGCTGGCAACAATTCCATTCCGTACCAAGTAGTTTCGCCATTTTGCATAAAAGTCTATAATTGCCAGACTACAACTGGGTACGTGGTAAAACGAGAATATTATGACACTCTTATTTCAAACTACAGGGAAGGTGTAACAAACTTGTTACGAAATCCTCAAAACAGGAGAGAATTTGCTCTTGATATTTACTGGAAACATCTACAGAAGACGGGGAAATGGTTTTTAATCACACCAATAACAGTGTCGCAGCTTGCTGGTTATAGTGACATAGAATGTCAACATACTGATTACGGAGCCCTGATGACATCAGTCAGCAAAGAGTGGTTATTTCAACCACGAAGGCAACCATATGATACTAATTCGTTAAGCGATAAAACAGCGTAGCCATGACCTGACCGCTATTTTTTTCATGCTCGATGGTTTTTAAAGTCGCGGCATGGCGTTTCTGTGCCATTCGCTCTTCATATGCTTTCTTATGTGCAGCCTCCCTTGCAATAGCAGATGCTTGGTCAAGAGGTTCTGATTCCTGTTGTTTGCGCGACCTTGCAAGATGTTCCGCATTTTTATATTGTGTAACATGATTAATATCCGTCTCGCGCACATTGAAAACAGTTTCGTCTTTATGGACCCTTCGGAGATCATCAAACCGGAGTTTTCCGAATGGGTCTGAACCGATGTATGAACCGTCTTCATCGTCATCATATAGTCCGGACCCTCCACCACGATTAATCTCTTGTACATCTCTCCGAACAACTACTTGCTGTGATCTCATAGTATCAAGTGCCTTACCCATTGTAGCAACCGTAATATTTTCCGGGATGTCCATTGCAGGCTCGTCTTTTTGAAACCATTCATTCTTGCTCTTATCAATATTGCTGGGCGCAACCTTTTCATAAACTTCATTGAATGCTTTTGAGAACTTTTTCGTATCTATCTTTTCAAGTCGCGTTTTGATCTTGATGGTTTCTTCATCATCTTCATTCATTGGAACATATGGTTTATCTTCAACAATTGCCGACTGTTTGGTTTGTTCTTTGTAATAACTTAGGACCATATCATATGCCTTTTTATAAAACAAAAAATATTCGCTCGGCAGTTTCGATTTATCCGGATGTGTCATAAGTACCTGCTTTTTCGCAGCAATCATTTCATCATGTGTTGGATTATATGTTTTAATTTTAAACAGTTGTAAGAGGTCTTTGAGGGAGTACATTGATAATTCCAAATTATGTTCCATTTATCATACAAAGTATTTTCTTTTATTATTTTTGTGTCAAAAATAATAAATATAAACATTCTTTATGGTAATTATAAAGAATGTTTGGAACTTGTTGTGTATGTCTATGTGTACTCAATAATGAGCAGGGATTGCCGAGTGTACTCAATAATATACAAAAAATGCAACGACTATTTACAATCGAAATTATTGTATACTATGACAAATCTCATGATAAGTCACTTGAAATACTTGAAAACTATCATAGAACACATACCAATATTACTATCATTAAAGGGGGTTCAAAATTATACACGGGCGCAAATGAAAGGACAAAAAATATATCGACTGCACGCAATTTCTTACTTCAAGAGATAAGAAAATGGGTTATGCGTCCAGACTATTTTATTATGATGGATTCAAATGAATATGCATGCGTTGGTGATATAAATATAGACATACTGGAAACCGTCTTAAAATATAGAGAAGGTTGGGACTCTGTATCATTTGATAGAGAGGCCGGTTATTATGACTATTGGGCACTATCTATACAGCCCTTTATCTATAGTTTTTTTCATATGTGTCCAAAATCACGTGATATTGATCTATGTAAAAAATATCTTCATAATATTTTACAAATTTATAAACGCATGGGCGAGAATGCATTTATTCCTGTACATTCCGCATTTAATGGATTTGCAATATATAAAACCAGTAAGTTTATCAACTGTTATTATTCGGACATAATTGACTGGACCTTGTTTCCAGAGGGTTCTGTACAGACACATATGGCATGTGTGTCAAAAAGTCTCATTAATGTTTTTGATATGGATTGTGAGCACCGGCATTTCCATTTACAGGCAATTAAACAAAATGGTGCCAAAATATACATATATCCATATTCGCTGTTTAAAAAAGTAGAGAATCCACCACCAAACGCACGCGGGCCGTGCTGATTATTTCAACCATTTATACTTGACAATTAGTCTGGTTCATCGTGATTGGCGTATTATACTTTTTATTAAATCCAAAGTTAACTAACGATTTCAGTACATTGTAGTCGTATAACTGATAGTACCGTTTTACATCTCTTGTCAATACAAATAATGATAACGCCTTGTTATCCGAAATAATTGAATAATCATAATAACCATCAAATACTGGTCCTAATTCCAATACCCAGTAAGGTGCGTCAGTTGCGCCGTCCAAGTGCACCGTTAAGTAGCCGCAACAATCCCCATCTTTATAATACGCATACCCGCGAATATTATCATACGCTCCAGCTGGATCTATCTGTTGGTTAAATACTGATACAGTACCATTATCATTTATTCCATATTCTGCAGTTGCACATTTTCCGTCTTTTTGAAATAATTTATCGAATTTGTCTTCATACACTTGATACCATTTACCAGTATACTTGGTAAGATCCAACACATCGACCGCTTTGTAATCGCTGCATAAACTAACTCCTAATATTGATGCCAATAATAGGAGCTGACAATACATAATATGGTGTATACATAGATGTTTATTTGTAAAACACATAAACAATATATCACTGTTTATGTATACTTATGCTAATTGAAGAAATATCCGACAAAACTGCATTGCAATCTATAATCAGAGGATCTCCTGGACCAGTTGTACTGAAATTTGGAGCAGAGTGGTGCGGTCCTTGCAAACAAATTGAACCACTTGTCAAAGATTGGTTCAATCGGATGCCCGATAACGTAACAAGAGGAGTTCTTGACGTTGATGACAATTTTGAACTATATGCTCATCTTAAAAGTAAACGGGTGATTCCATCTATTCCGGCAATGTTGATGTATGAACCAGGAAATGACACCGTTCATGCCCCGGATATTATTAACCTTGGTTCAAACAAAGAAAGCATTGATGGGTTCTTCACTCAAGTTATTGCACGATCGTCCCTTCAATCTTAACAATCGGTTGTTCGTTGTTGAGTTCGACAGGGTTGGACCAACGATGTCTATCAATAAATGTAAGAAACGCCATCACCATTGTAGTGATTGTCATTATACCATACGCTAAAAAAGGCATATTATTCTCCATCGTGATTGTTTGAACTATACATAGATTTTTACACCATTGAATGGTTAAAATGCCGAGAAAAATATACAATATACAATATATTATATGGTTGAATATATTTTCACAATTGGTTGTTTTGATAAATTACATAAAGGTCATATAAAATTATTAGAAAGCATGCAACAACATACTGAAAAAATTATTGTAGGGTTACATGATAATAATAGTATTGAAAAAATAAAAAATGTTTCTGATGTTGATTCTTATGATAATCGTAAAAAGAATTTAGAAAAATATGTATATGATATTTTTATTATTAATGATATAGATCCAACAAACGCTATAAAAGAATATATAACAAATAATTTTACTGAAAATTACGAAATTAAAAATACAAATATATTAAAAAATACCGATATAGGTATTTTTGATTATGATAATTTTGAAATATTTGCTACTAATTTTAATAATTTAATCCCACATAGTGATAAAAATAGAAATAATTCATTTTGGGTATATAAAGGACAAAAATCTAATATATGGGATAAAGGACAAAAATCTAATGTATGGGATACATTAGATGTAAATATGTGCAAAAACCATGAATTAATTGATGATTCTAATAAAAAAATATTAAAATATAGATGCCTTTGTAATAGTAAATTTACAACATTACCTATTGGTAATAGATCAAATCACTTGTATAAGGATGACAATTATATTATATATAATGAAAGAGACTATAAAGGTCGTTTATTTGATGGAAATGGACGTATGGTAATGAAAGAAACCAAAACTGATTATAAGTCAACTACTTTTGATATACATAATAATAGCACTATACACGGTGGATCAGAAGATTATAGATATATAATATTTAATGAAGAATTATACGTAATAATGAATGGTTTACCAAAAAATAGTAAACAAAGACAAATGTATTTGTATAATGTTAAAAAAAATAAAATTTGTCAATTAAATATAAAAAATTATGATGTGAGTAATATTTATCAAAAAAACTGGATTCCTTACGTTTATAAAAACGAATTATATTTTATATATTCTTTCCTTGAATTATGTGTTGTTAAACTGATAAATGAAACATCAGGTGAATGTGAGTTAGTATATGGAAATCCGTCATTGTTTACAAACAAAACGTTATTTGGCGGAACCAACTTGTGTCATTGGAAAAATGATTTATTTATTGGTTTTTCTCATATTAGAAAACCATGGTATGCTATTCCTATCATATTTGATGCTAAAAACTATAAATATATTACGACAACAACTCCTATAAAAATTAAAACCCCATTTGAATTAAACTTATTAAAAGATAAAATCGTTCAGTATCCATACTATTTTACAAAGTGTCAGGATAAATATGAATTATCTGTATGCCATCAAGATTTTTTTTCTATTAAATATGAAATTAGCACAGATAAAGTACATAGTTTATTTACTAATTTATTAAAATATGAAAATATGTGCTTTATGAGAGCAGATGATAACAAAAAATTTCCTGGTATTGATTATGTTAAAAGCATTATGCCTATTCAATATTTACCATATTCAAACGAAATATCGGCGACTAAAATACGAGATTTTACAAAGAGCAGATTAGGTTTAATGAACTATCTTTTACGTAATGTAGTTGATATTTTGGATGAAAATAATATACCTTATTATTTAGATTGTGGAACATTATTAGGTTGTATAAGAGAAAATGGATTAATGGAGAAGGATACAGATATTGATGTAACAACACACTTATCAAATTGGGATAAATTAAACTCAATAGATTTTAATAAATATGGATTAGAACGAATAAGAACATATAATGATTTTCCCCAAAAAGAATCTGGTAATATGATTAGTGTTAAAACTAAATATAGTAATTTGTATTGTGATATATATACAAATCCAGCATTTCCACAATTAGACAAAAAAATTTTAAATGGAAAAAGTTACAACATACCACTAAACAGCGATTTATATTTATCGCAATTATATGGTAACTGGAAAATTCCATCACAGAAACATGCAACAACGAAATACCATAGAGGAAATGGATTAGTTAATTCGGAATATTTTGAATTTTGGGATAAAGATTTTGAAATTTTCAAATGTAATATGTAATTATATGGCTATACATAGATTTTTAAAACACATTATTCCATTCATGCATTAGGTCTTGAAAGTGCATGCTATACATGTCTGTATCAAACAGATGCTTGTTCTGTTTGGCAAGACGCAATTTTAATTCGTAGTCCAAGTTTTCATTTAATAGTGTGTTCAATAATTTTTTCTGTTCGTACTGTCGTGCAATATTAAGTTTACATGCGCGTTTATCATAGTGGTATTCATCATCACGCATATCAACACCCTCATATGGGTTATTATTGTCACGGAAAAGGGCAAGCACGAATGTAAATAGGTGAATAAGACCGAGCATAGTTAGTTGTTATTGGTTATTGTAGTCATTAACAAACAATTTTATATGATTAGTATTGTTTAAGAATGTGATCAATATATGAAAAAACTTAAAATAAATCTATGGTTTATATGTATATGAAAGTTTATGATAGAGAAAACAAACAATACTTTATACAAAAATTTTTACAGAGGGCAGTATACAATGATGAAAGTGATGAAGATGACTATCAAGAAGAACCGCTTGGTATAGAGCCACGGATGGTTATTGATGATAGTATCAGAAAGGATTTTTCATTTGTTCTAAAAGAATTATCTGTGCAGGAAATTCCTGTAAGGATTGTTCCTTTTCGCATTCGGTCTTTAAAAAATGATGTCCCGTTTGTGCAATTTTTTATCGATGGCAATGACATGTCGTTATACAAATATTCTGTAACCGCGCAGGATTTTGATGACATTGAACAGATTGTTGAAGATGAACATCCGGTTACTACAAGGTTTCGGTTAATGTTGGAGGACGAGTCTATTAAGATGGGCATAGTGACCCCGAAATATCACGGGTTTATTGTAGTTGATGGTACGGTGATTGCCTTTATTGATTCCCC